TGATGAATTTATCAGTGGGTGTAGGTGTACCAGTGGTACTTCTCAGGGTTCTCTCCTGTGCTCTGTGTAGTCTCTTCTCGGTAAACGTTACCCTGTCACCTGCTTTATATGCCATCATTTCATATCCTTATACTCAGGGAAGCGTCTATGAAATACTTCTAATAATGCATCCCTATTTGTCAGGTGTTCAGCCGCCAATCGACTTACAATAACAAATCCCATAAGGAACACAGCGTCAATATTTTCAGCATCAACCAGTGAGAGAATCACATCAAGAGTCTCGAATCGCCCATCAATGATTAAGTCTTCGAGGTCATATATCTGGTCAAGCTCCTGTTCTATTTCTAGCTCAGTCATGTTCATGTTCATATCTCAAATAAATCCTCATCAAACTCTGCCATGTGGTCAAGGCGTTCTTTCTCTTGTTGTTTGGCTTTATCCACAACCCTATCCAATAGCTCCCCAACTTCATCGACTGTCATATCCAACATGTTGTCACTTAAATCAGTGGGTAGATTGTCAATCAGGGTTCTAAGTAAACTCATATCTTGAACATCCTATTGTCACTGAATACCCCAACATAGCCCTCAAGCTCATCTGAGTAAAAGTTCATGTCATGTTCCACGTAATCTGGTAGCCCACCCAACAGCACACCACCGTCATCACCTTCACCAAGGATAGTGAATTGCCTGTCTACATTCTCATCCCAAAAGCGTTTCCAGTTCTCATCAAAACCAATATACTTGTCATCATAGAAATCTTTCCATGCTCTATGGTCGGTCAGTTTCACTTGGTCACGATATTCAAATTTCTTCATATCTTGAACAACTCCTCATCCAGCCTTACTGGGTCAGCCTTCATTGGCATCCGTCCAGCAAAGCATTCTAGGGGATAGATGTTCTTTCCTGTTTCCTCGAACAGTACACCCAGTTCTTGGTAGTCATCCACCATACCCTCAAACCATGTCATCTTAAATTGCTTGATAGTGTATTTCTCACCATAGTCCACGCCCATTATCTGTCGCTTCTCTTTACAGTAGAGCTTATCACCTATCTTGAAATTAAGTTTCCTCATCAGTTTCCCTAATCATTGTCTGTTTCCATTTATCCCAATTTTCTGCGGGGTCTAAAAATGCACCACCTTGCGGCAACCAGCCACTCAACATTGCACAGGTAACCTTATCTATTAGTATGTTACTGTGTGTTGAAGATATTATGTTATATTCAATCTTCATATCTCAAATAAATCCTCATCAAAGTTATTTTCATCAAACACCAGTGCTATAGCATCTCCATGATTCAGGGTCTTGAGCCAGTTAACTGTGGCATAGTTCTTCAGACGTTTATTGAACATCTGGTAACCAGCCTTAAAATCGTTATACTTGTTGGCGTGGAGAACCCGCAACTCTTTTAGTGGTACACCATTTGTCTTTTTTGTAGAGAACAGTGTTTGTGTTAAAATGCACCAATAGTAATCATCATTGCCCGGTACCGGCACAAATATTTTGCCGTGTAATTTCATATTTCAAACAAATCATCCTCGAAATGGTCTTCTGATTCATCAGAGGTATCCCAGAGGGGTCCGGTTTCTATATCAAGAGTCCATTCGCCATATTTGTCTTTGTTTTGACGCACCGTGCCCATGACCATTTTCATCCATTTAGCCGCCGCTTCATCGTCATTCATAGCTTTCTCCTATAGTAAGGGATAGCGTCCTTATATACTCGTTTCTTGTATGCAACCAGCTTCGGTATCCTGCCACCCGCAAACGTGATTGTGTCCACCTTATCACGTAACATCTCAAGTGTAAAGTACAGGGATATCTGTGAGGTATCAGAGAGAATCTTCCTGAATACCCCCCCAAAAAGATATAACTGGTCACTCATTTCAAAGTTTTGGTTGTTGAGTGCAACATTGATAATCTGGTAATAGTTGTTGTTAGTGGTGTTGACGTACACGTACAAGCCTATGACAAGTTCTTGGTACGTCATGACAATGACTTCTATATCACCACACTCCACCCATGTCTCATAGTATTTCAGGAAGCCCTTGAACACCGCACCACTGTAATCCTTACCCTTGGATTCTTTCCAATGGTCTAGCAACTTCTTGATGTTATTTTTGTCACCCGTGACAGCCTTACGCACGACAAATTCAGGGCATTTCTTCAGGATGTTGATACGGTGCTTTGAGCGATATTTGCCTATATCAATCTCCTTGAACTTATCACTCGCATTGATATAGAAATCGTGGTCAAATGGCTTCCCATGAGGCTCTTTGGTGACAACCTCAGTCACCTTCTCATGCTTGATTATCTCCTCGTACACGGCATCCTCGTTAGCCCTGATGCCATTGATGCTCTTGGGGTAGAACAGGAGTCGATAATACTTCACCGCAAAGAATGAAACGTTCTTATATGCGAACAACACAGTATCCTCACCAAAGTCTATCTCAGCGAATCGTACTTGCCAATGGGTAGCCATGACATTATGCGCCCAGTTCATGTAGTACGGGTAAATCTCATCACCATAATACATGTCGATGGTTGCCTTATCATCCAACGTAATCGTGCTGGTGATATCCTTTAGGTCAACCGCTTGCTGTAAGTCATCCAGCATCGGCAAATTATTTCTGGAAGATAAAGATTGGCTCATATTTGTATACCTGTTTGGTGCTTTTCATTGTTGGGTTTGAGAGTGCTAGGTTCCACGTGCTTATGAGGTTGAACCCCGCATCCGTACCACAGTCTATTGTCTTCTGTTCGAAGTCTGGAAAGTGTTTCGTGTTAGCTACATTAACAGCCATTAACTTGCCCTTCTTCAGCCCGTAGTGACAGTTTTCAAATGTCTTCAGCAGGAAGCCATCAAGCCAAGCATCCTTACTGGGGAATGCCATGTAGCTCTGTGTTTCCTCATCTGTATATTTCTCTGTATCGAAATATGGCGGTGATGTGAAACAGAAATCCAGACTGTTCTTATCTGGCAGAAACACCTCACTGCCACACTGGTGTATCTCCCCGTTCAGGTCGAAATCCTCATTCATCTGGCATAGGCCATTGAATGTAGGTGTTGAGGGGTCAGTGCCAATATACTTGACACCCGCCATATGAGCACCCAGTAACCGCCCACCAAACCCACATGACATATCCCACACCACATTGTCAGGCTGACAGAACCAGTCATATACACCCGCCGCCGCTGTCGGTCTGAAGTTACTTACACACTGTGTACCCGTGAACAGCTTCATTATCTTACGCAATCCATTATCTGACATATTTGCGCCAAACGTGGTACGCTTGATGATACACTTCATCAACAGGTCATCGTCATGAAACACCTGCCAAGGGGTCAGTTTGCCGTTACAGACCACGTTCCACGAGTGGGGCATGTACGACCATGCCAGAGCCAATCCATGCATCGTCTGGTTGATTGTACGCCTATCATGGTCAACGCATTGGGTGAAGTCGTACTTCATCAGCTTCTTGTATTCCTTTTCCCTGTACGCTCTGTCTGTTGGGAACAGGGGGAAGCCAGCTTCTCTGTAGTAGGTGAACACTGCTTGCCTGTATGCGTCCATCTCTTCATCAGAGAACTTAGCCCAAACCTTGTGGTTAATGAATAGGTCATTTGTCAAACCTTTACTTACCACTCAGCTTTTCCTGATTTGAGAGAAGCCGCACCAAAGATTGCGCCCACCGCAACATCTATTAGCTCCCTAATTTGTCCTTCTCTGTCGTTACCGCACACCTCTAGTGAATACTCAAGCATCTCCTCATTCAAGATGCCCAATATTTCATGTGAGCTTGAGAATGCGCCATCGCCGTGCTGTTCAATCCTCTTGTACAGCATTTTGTGAACATCACTAATGATATCGTCAAGTTCTGCACCCGTAATAGCTGGTCTGCTCATATTGTAAAATCCTCTCCGTCGAAATGGGTTTCTTGTTCACTCGGCTCATCCATAAGCTCTTTAAGCCCTTGTATTTCCTCTTTAGAAAACTTGTATTTATAGGCAGGATTAGACTCTTTAACCCCATTCATTCTCCTGCGTTTTGCTCTATCCTTAAACTCTTTACCCACCCCAAAGTTAATAGTTTCATTCCATCCTATAGCCATTTTGTCCTCCAATTCCATGATATGTCATAAAAATACCCCATTATCCTTTTATAGATAATAGGGTATTTGAGTTCATATGTCAAGGTAATTTGTTTGTTTTTAGTATTTCAGGATAAATCGTCAATGAACATATAGATAAGTTTTACATGTTCCTTGTCGAACTTCCACTTACCTATATTCTTATTAGCCCACTCTTCAGTGTTCCCACCCAGTTCCATAGACATTGCTTCCCAGTCACAGACCATCTCAATAATATCAACTTCGGTCATGTGGTGTGGGTTAGCATGAAATTCAGGATGATGCCTGTTGTTGTGTATGTGGTGTTGTGTTGCTCCCCTTATGGCATCTTCAACGTCCTGTGATGGATACTCGTAGGCCACGCCCTCATTTCTCATCTTGTGATACCATGTCAGATATACGTATGGGATAAACTCTTCAGCACCATATTTTGATAAGTCATGTGAAGTGATTCTCTCTGATAGTTCATGATGCATAGCTGGGTAGATATCCATCATTGTTTGGAGATTCTGACCAACAAAGTCTATGTGCCTCTTCGTTCGTTCTTCAAAGAAGTCAACCATCTCATTTGACGGAACAAAGTTTTCTTTCATTTCTTTCATGTAGTTGTCCAATTTCATACTTGTATTTATATGACTATAACAATATATGGTAAACAATTGGTGAAAAGATTTGGTCTTTCCATATCAACGCCTTGGTGGGTGCACCCGATTGAGATTCCGCACCCGCGCTGCTTGACGTGTAAATTTATAAACGGCATATGAATAAAAGGTACAAAGGGTTAAGACAACATACAAAATTGCTATCATTTTGTATTGTATCCCTACAATATCATCACCGAATAGGAGTAGACATAAACCAATAACGCCGATAATATCTGCCATTATCACGCCCCGTAAAACAGATTTCCAAAAATGATAACTCATAGCTCGAATAAATCCTCATCAAAAACTTTGCCAACTGGGGGAATCTCTTGAATGAATCCCTCTTCTTGCCAAGCCAACATAACTGTCTCAGCATAGTCAAGTTCAACTGAATCAAAATCACCAATAATTGAGGTACATTTCACTGTGAAATGCCCACTATCAAATTGGTGTGTTTGGGGAACATATTTGATGATTTCAAACAAATAGGGTTCATCCCAAGTATCAGGGTAAACCCTATATGTCTTACCAACTTCTAGCATTATGCCGCCTCTTTTGCAAGATACCCATAAGGAAGCCCATTGGAGTATTCAAAGTAACCATCATCGTACCACTCATCGGCTTCAGCCTGACGCAACCATTCGATTGCGTTCTGACGGTCAATGGCACCATTCTTGATGGTGTTAGAGATAAGAGCTTCGAAGTCCTTAATGGCTCTGGCTTCCCGCTCTTTCTGGTGTGCAATCTCTTCTACCACATCCTCTTCCAACCGAACCAACGCTTGCTTGAGTTCTTCAAGCGTCATCTCACTGGGATAGCGGCGGCAACCATAAACATCCTTGTGCATGTCACTGTAAATGGACAGAAGTTGCTCTCTCTCGCTCAGGTCTTCCCATCTCGGAAAATCGTTACTCATTGTGTTTCTCCTTGGTTGGTGTTGATTACATAATCATCTTACCAAGGTTACTTCAACCTGTCAATAAAAAACGTCACAGGAAGGACAAATAGTTTGACCTTCACGAACTACCAATGGGGTAGCACATCTGGTACATGGCTCACCGTATCGGCTGTCAGTCTCGCTTGTTCTTTTCTTTGTGTCGCTTGTAGTTGTTTTTGTTTGTTTCATCTTCCACCTCAAAGATAGGATGGTCAAAGAAATGTCTAGGAAGGTTGCCGTTCTTCTTCCCATACTTCCTACGCATCCTGTTTATAAATTGTCGCAGTGATTTGCTTCCTTTCATATTGTGAATAGCTCCTCATCAAATGTTACAATTTTTAGTGGTTCATATTCCATTCTTTTTGTGTAGTCAACCACCCATGCCTCACTATACCAACTCTGGCGGTTTTCAGCATCTTCATACCTCCACACAATAAAGTATTTTCTGTTTGGAAGGCTCACCTTTTCTACATGCCCAACAAAAGGCGAACCATCGGAGCAGACACCAACAAATTTATCCCCGACCTGATACCTCATAGCTTGAACAAGTCCTCTGGGAAGTCTGTTGGCAATTGAATAGATACATCCTTGCCATTCAGGATATCGTCAAGGTGGTGCCATACAAGTTCCACATCACACCCAACACAATAATCACTCTCTTTTATCAGGTCGTAAGCATTCTCTTTGGTTATATTTAGTGTCATCAAACCTGATATGGATATGGCTATGTTCTGTTCATTATTATTCATCAGTCTACCTCAAACAAGCTATCGTCAAGAAAGCTGGTGTATGGTCGGTACATGACCACAAATCCCTCATCAACAGCATGTTTAATCTCATCCAAGGGGTTGTCGGTCAGTATATCCCACGTGCAACCATTCTCGTTGGGGTTACTGTATTTAAAGTCAAAGGTACCCTTCTCATTGTCAACCTTTATGACAACGGCAATGGTACCCTTGGCTTTGTGTACGAATAAATCGCCTTTACGGTAGCTCATTAATCCATCCTAGAATCAGAATGAGCATTGATGCCATGCGTCTTGAGAACTCTGGCATATGCACTAGCATAACGCTCTTTTTTCTCAAGAGACTGACCAAACTCGAAGCATGGGATACGGTAACCACCCGCATAATCATCCCTGCGACCAATGTTATTACTCTTCAACCACGTTACAAACTTGCCACGTGCGGGGCGAATTTTCACCCAAGCAAACCCACAGACACCCGAATCAACATGATACACGGGTTTATTTGGGTCAATGTCATTACCAAACAGGGTCGAAGGACTTCCAACTATCATTGGTACTGGTTTATGGGCTTCACCTGCTTCCAGACCAGCGTTTACGGCTTCATTATGAATATCAGAAAATTTACACATGGTGTTTCTCCTTATTTGTTTGCGTACTTAGCAACACAGTCATCAAGATATGCATCATAACCTGCGCGGTCAACACTGTAACCTTCTTGCTTCAGCATCTTCCTGATGTGAGCGGCAACGTAACCTTTGCTTTCAAGAACCTTCACAGGAGTATTGTCGATTCCATTACCAGAAGTTGCTTCGAAGTACTCTTCTTGGGTGAAATTCTTAATCAGGAAGGTCAAGAAGGTCGGCTTGTTGCTTGCAACGTGCTTGAAACGTGCAATAAACTTGCCTTCGTAGTGAAGATACCCGCCGCTGTAATCAAAGTTAGCTCTTTCGAATTTCATTATTATCTCCTTGATAATTGTTTATCCCGCCTTACAACTACATCATATCAAGGTTACGTCAACAATACAAGCATAATCGTACATTAAATACGAAATAAATTATCATCCAGTTTTACCTTACTTCGCTCAAATGCAACAACACCAGCCACAAGGGGGTCGGTGTGGTGGTATCTGTACGTCTTCCCACAATCACGGCAAACATAATAGATATGGTCACCCTTGTCTATATCTGTGAGTATCAATGGGTTTGCACATATGCAGTTACTCATATCTCAAACAATCCCTCTTCGAAGTGATTTTTATCTTCCACTGGCTGGGTAATTCCTAATCGTTTGAATTCTTTGGCAAGTTTCCTTGTGCTCATCTTTTTTGTGTGCTTAGTAGAATACCCATACTTCGGGTTCCATTCTACTCTGTGAGATAACCAGTAATGAACCCCGTCTGTACATTCATCAGTACCTAAGATGGTACAATGGTAGCCCTTCGTTTCCCACTTGAGTCCTACTGGATAGTATTTCATTGGCCGTTCCCTCTTGTATAACCCCTTGCGCGGTCACGTATCTCTTGCATTTCTCGTTCATACCGCAAACGTATCTCTTGTAACATTTGATTTTGGTGTTTAGAAACCACACGCATAGAATATAATGAAAGACACATTAACACTATAACCAAGCATGACAAAAACATGTACATAAAAAGAAACCCACCTCCCCACAAAAATCCTTGCACCCAGAGCCATTCATCCACATCAAAAATGGTCATCAGTGTGCATATCCACTGGGGAATTAGAACCTTCCAGTACAAACACCTTTGTCGGTCGTATATGTGTTTCCAAAATGTGATAGTCATCTACATTGTCCTTATTTCCTCTAATATTCTCCGCATCTTGGCTTCATCAATCCTGTTGCTACAGTACAAAAACGTTCCTAAACAGATAACCATACCAGCCCAAAAACCAAAAGCCAGAGTCGATATTTCGGGAATGTTAAGCGTGGAACCCACGCTTAGTGTCACCAACATCAGAATACCATTCACAGCCGCATAAATGAGCATTCTCCGTCCGAGATATTTTAGATTATTGTAGGTCAACATAAAAACACTATACCAGACGTTAAGCAGGTGTGTCAATAGAATAAATACTAGAGAACTGTGAGGAGAACATTATGAAATTTAAATGGTGGCGATTTGGTACATACCTTACTATAGGTCTTTTGTGTTTCGGTACGTGGGTATCGTACAACTATAACACATACGTGGTCAATGGTCAAGTAGCCCAAATGGAGATAGAAGAGAACTATCAAATAATAGAAGAAACCCAAGAGGAACTATCTCTGGAACAACATGACCTACGAATGGTTCAAGAGATTATGTCTCCTCAAAGTGCTGCCGCAGAACCTTCTCGCAGACTCTCACGTGCACCATCAGCGTTAAGTGCACCATCTGGGTCATTTGCGGCTTCACGTCCAACACCACCATCAAGTGACCCCATGCGAGATGAACTGCAAGCGCGTATAGACAGACTAGAGGATGAGAAGGAAGCCTTGGAGAGAGAGAAACATTACATCAAACAAGCAATTCTTGATTCTGTTAGTGTCTTCAAGGGCATTAAAGTAGACAATCCCTTGGTTAACGCCATAATCATACCAATTTTTTTATATATAATGAAGAAACTAATTGACATGCTTTTCCGTAGATTGGAAGAAAAGCACGAGGAAGCCAATGCAATTTAGCACATACCTGAATGAACAAAATATAACGTATGAACAATACTGTATCGCAGTTGACTATGCCTTTGGTGTCAACGAGGGGCTTTGGGGTGACATCAAAGACAAAACCATCGGTGTGTTAACTAAGGTGCTTGATAGAGTGAAAACAGACCTTTTAAAAATAGGTGCCGATTTCCAGATTGGTATGGGTGACGTACTTGACGCATTCAAGAGCAAATCAATGTACAATCTATTCAAGTCACTGGGTTGGAGTATAGGCAAACTTATCAAGGCTGTTGACGCACTATCCGTTCTGATACGTGATGGTCTGTTGACTACCTTCAAACAATTACACAAGACACAAGCAATCCAAAAGCTTCGTTCAGGTGCCATGAAAGCAGATGAGTTGTTTGAGAGTCATCCGATACTAGCCAAATTAGCTGGACCGGCTGTTGCTGGCCTGTTGTTCTGGATATGGCTCAACATGACATTTATCGGCAACTTGGAATATGACATGGATTTCACCAATATGGCCAAAGCTCTGTCTGGAAACTTCAGCCTTACAGACCTGTTTGTATCACCGGAGGGTCTGATGCTTACAACATTATTGGCTACGGGTACGCTAATCTCAGCACCTTGGCTTGGATTGAAAATTTATAACCTTATGTTGGCACTGGTTTACACTGGACTAAAAAGCTCCAAGGGAAAGGACATACAACACAAGGTACTGAATTCCATGCACAGCAAAATAAAATGGACATGATATGAGACTTCAACGTTACCTGACAGAGAAGACATTCAACATTAATGCCGATGTTGATTTGGTCTATAATAAGATTTTCAAGCACATACACAAGTATTGGTTGAAAGGTGATTATCACAAGTTTGACATGCTGGTTCGAGGGAGAACCAACTCGAAAAGTGATAGTATATCCAGTGGTGAGCTTAAATCTAAACAAGCAAAAGAGGCACATGCTGTCAATCCCATAGACATATACCTTACGGTTGATGATAAGGGGAACTACTATAGCCCAGCGGAAAATGTTATCCATTTTTCATTTAACGCCCAACAAGTTGATATATTGAGAAGTGCTAATTTTGATATGGACAGAGTAGAGGGCATGGTTGGCACTAAGATGAAAAGATTCGTAGAGGAATTGTCTGTGTCTGCCATCAAGGGTTCAATATATCATGAACTCTCTCATTGGCTGAATGATTCATTACATGATAAGAATATTACCAAATTGTTGAATAGAGCGGCTGAACACGTGGGTCATGAATGGGATGTAATGAAACAAGGTCACGGTAACGTCAATCAAACTTTTATAGAAATTGATGCTCAGATACACTCAATCAAACAGATAAAAAGAGACAACAAAAAAACATGGAATGATATTACTTGGACGGATATCGTGCAACTAAAATCCCCATTTCTTGGTGTTATTCGTAAATCTATTTTGAACAATGAATATGATGAGTATATGAAACACATGCTAAAACGTATGCATCGTGAAGGCTTGCTCACAAGAAAGCTACAAAAAATACCCACTTCCAAAGATATGTGGAGGTTACTAGACAAGCTATGAGATTAAAAAGATACCTAAATGAGAAATATCTGTCATCAGTTAACTTTGGAGAAATCTATGATATATTCAAGAATCCCTCAAAGAAAGAGATAAAGGAATTGGCTGATGTTGGGTATGGATTCAGAATCATCATGGATTTGGAGGAAGAGAACATTTACTTTGCCTCTGGTGATATCATGCACAGACATATGTTGCAGTCACCTGAGCTAAAGAACGACCTTGGATATTTTAGCTGGGATTTATACTGGCAACGTGGCTCAGGTGCCGAACAAATCGTGATGTTCGATGTTGATAACAGGATGACCAACATGAACTCTGATTCCCTATACAATCTGCTGGTAATTGGTGACCATGACATGAGAGCTTTAAATAGTGACCGTATCGACGAATTATTAGATTTTGATTATAAGTGGCTAAAAAAGTATGACCTGAACCCCATAGAGGTTAAAGGGTACATTAAGACTCTGAGAAGGAGGTTCGGCAAATGAGATTACAAAAATATTTAATAGAAAGCGGTCAGGTACCGGGTACTATGGAAATCATAAATACCTCACTAGATGATGCACGAGCATTTACACGGAAGCTCATGGATGAGAAAGGGGTTGACCTATACCAAGAGCTACCTGACTTCGATAAGCAGTTTGAGATGGCAAAACATCAAGCCAGCTTGGGTTACACCAAGCGCAAGGACATGCCAGTAATTGATGACAAGGATATCAAGACTCTCCTGAACCACCTGAAGAATGGGGAGATTGATATAAATGCTCCCTTTGCGCCTGATACAGACCAAGCCAACCTCTTCCCTGAGTTTCTTAAAGGCAAGAAGGCAAAAAATTGGCTGGAAGACGGTGAACCCAAACATGACGGTGGTGCCAAGAGTGATGACGTGGTTAAGGCAACCATGACCACCGACACCATTAAGATGCTGAAGCCCATACAGAAACAGATTTACTTTGACAAGTCGATGAGGAACACTGTTCGTGAGGGAATCAAGGGGTCAAGGAAGTTCATATCAACACACGCTTTTGTGGTCAGTAGTGATGACCATATCATTGACGGTCACCACAGATGGCTGTCGGGCATGTTGATTGACCCTAATATGAAAATCAAAGTGCTGAAGATAGACCTACCTATCAACCAGCTACTCGACTTAGCCAAGGCATTTGGTGATGCTGTTGGTAATAGGAGGAATGCATGAGACTATTACAGTACCTTAATGAAAGCAAACTCCTGAAGAGATTTGAAACTGACATGGATACCGCACAAGGCGCATCCAAAGAGTATCTTTACACTGAAATCATGAGAGCTATTGACGCAAACGATGACTTCAATCTTGAAGCAAAAGAACAAGAAGCAATCATGTTATGGAAAAACGGTGATGACAATTGGAAGGAAGGACTAAAATAATGGAGAAAAGACTATGAGTAAAATCAACGAGACAGTGGAAAAATATCTAGGCGAAGCTAAAAGTAAAGAAGCTTCAGCGGTACTACAACTAATGGATAAAGATTTTGAGTATCAAGAAGCACTGGCAAAAGTTGTAAAATCTTCAGGTGTTAATAAAAAGGCACTAGAAAAAGAATTGAACAAATATATTTAATAGGCTAATAATTGATGTCACTAAAAGACGAATTCGAACAATTGAAGGTAGTTAATGAGAAGACGGACCATGACCCCGAAAAGGATGCCGAGAAGGTTGAGAAGGTCAGGAGTCTAAGTATCCTTCTCCTTACTTCATCAACGGATTCTAACAGAAATCCGAACCCTAAGAATCCAACCATCAAGAAGTTCGAAGCGTACTGTGAGAAGAACAACATATCCTTCTACACTGCGTATGCCGATACTGCTTACATTGAAGAGAATGACGGTAAGATTACCATTCACAATGTAGGGGATGATAAGGGATTCAAGATTGACCGTGACAAAACATTTGTCGTGGCAAGACGTGGTGTGGTGTTTCATGGATATTCACGTAACCTCATTGACAGATTAGAGCACTATAAGTTTTGCTTCCTGAATGAGCTACAGGTGTTTGAGACATGCGAGGACAAATATCTCACTTATCTGCGCTTGCTTGAGAACGGAGTACCAGTGCCCAAGTCGATTCTGGTGTCCAATGAAAAGATGATTGAGTATGCTCACAAAAAGGTTGGCGGTAAGTTCCCTGTTATCATCAAATCTCTGAGCGGTACCCAAGGATTGGGTGTGGCAATAGCAAACGACTTTAAGAGCATGAAGTCAACTCTACAAGCTTTGTGGTCTGTGAGTATTAACGCGGAGTTGATGCTTCAGGAGTTCATTGCGTCTGACCATGATGTTCGACTGCATGTACTGGGTAATGAGGTTATCGCATCCATGAGGAGAAATGTTGTCAAAGGAGACTTCCGAAGCAATGTTCACCTTGGAGGAGAGACTGTCAAGTACGAACCTACCGAGGACGTTCAGAAATTGGCTGTAAGAGCCGCTAAAGCTGTACGTGGCAAATGGGTCGGAGTTGACATTATGTTCGATAAGAAGGGCAATCCTTACGTCCTAGAGGTAAACGCTTCTGCTGGCACAGACGGAATTGAGTCACTGACCAAGAAAGACATCGTTGCAGAGGTCATGGAGTATGTCAGTGATGGTACAAACTGGACACGCCCACCACAAGAGGTCGGTGTACTGGAAACCATCTCTGTTGGTACCATTGGCGAACTCGCCGCACGTTTCGATACGGGTAATGCCGCTGAGAGCATTTCACTGGATGCTCAGGATATCAAGGTAACCGAGAAAGGTGTAACATGGACAACCAATGGCAAGAGGCTTACTGCCAAGAAGGTTAAAGATGTACGCATTAAGGCTAACCACGACTCAGAGGAAAAGACTGAGAAACGACCAGTGGTTAAGCTTGACGTTACCTTCGAGGGTGTTACATATGAAGGCGTTCTATTCAACCTGAATGACCGTAGCCACAAATCAACACCCGTACTGGTCAACAAGAGCTTCATGATTCGCTCAGGTTCGGTTATTAACCCAAGTAAGGTGTATGCGGTTACCGAGAAACCAGAAGACCAAGAGAAGATAAATAAAGATACAGAAGAAAGAGAGGAGAATTAAATGGCTTACACAAAAACAACATGGGTTAATGGTTCGGCACCTGCTATCAACGCTGACAATTTAAATAAAATAGAAAGAGGTAAGAGCCAATAAGGAGACACAAAATGAATATTTCCGAAACAATTAGAAAATATCTAACAGAAGGTACAAAACATGAAATGGTTATTGATAACCTAGCCCAGTACAAAGACATGGTTAAGGCCAACCCCGACAAAAAACATGTCATTAAAAGTCTTGTGTTACATGTATATGATACATCTATCACAGAAGAACAATGGGATGAGTTTATTCCAACTCTTGGAGCAGGGAACAAAAAGTTTGATTTTGAAGATGATACCATATACATCAAACAGGACTATTCCAAGTTGAATATTAAAAATATTGATAACAAATTGGAAAAGTTTCTGCGAAAAAATTCATCAAAAAAAAATAACGATACGGAAGTCTTTTGGCGTATAATTATACAATTTAATGATAAGATGAGTAGGAAAGACAAAGAAGACTTTGAATACGAAGATTAGGGGGAGCTAATGTATATAACTTTTGCAATATTAGGTGCCTTGGCTATATTTCTGTTGGGAGCACTTGCATTACCGGCTTTGATTTTTATCAGAGCAAGGCGAGACAAATCATGGGATGATTCTAATGTCACAAACATTTACAGAGTGATTGCCCATCTCGCAGCACATCCAAGTGATTTCGGAAGAATGTCATTTGAAGACGGCAAGCTGCCATTTTGGTACATCAACAAAGATGAGTTTGGTGATGTCGTAGACACAAGACCTAACAAAGATGAGTAAACAACGAGGGGGAGCCTTTAAAATCAAAACTCCCCCTCTTTTTGTTTGCCGGTTACTCTTCTTCTTCATTAACCAACTCATTCATCTCTTTAATAACATCATTTACCCCACGTTCCCGTATTTCGGCAAACGTAAAGGCTTTAATGAGTTCGATTCCAACGTAACCCATTTCATCGGTTGCATCAATTTGTGCATATCGACCATCGGCATCAGGATTCTTGTTGAAGCCCTTATAGAACTCAAGGACACCCTCATCCATATTGACGATATAGCCGTACTCACAGAACAGTGAGTCTTTAACGAAATCGCTATTGTCAATCATGTAGCGAAGACCCTTTGCATATTCAGACGGGGTTCCCTGAGCTTCGCGGAGAAGACCATACCAATCGGTACTCATCCTATTGCCGACCTCTCCATCGAAATACTGTTTACATGCTTCAACCTGTTTGGGGGTTGCAGGAACATTAGAATCCACCATGACCATTTCCTGAGCATATGCCCCAAGTTGTTCATCAGTTGATTCTTGGACAAACTCAATCATCGTTTTACCCAGTCCATCGGGATAGCTGTCAAAATGATTGTACGTCAGCTTATCTGACCCATCTTTCCTGAATCCATACGTTCCACGTGTTCCCATAATTTATCCTTTCTTGGTTGGAAGGTTAAAGGGTAGTTCGCCCATATTTTAAGAGACTCTTAATTGGTGTTAGTTAAGTTCTTGGACTTCTAGGTAAGTTTCACTAAACTTTAAACCACCCAATGCTATGCTGTTACTCCCAGTAGCGTGTGCTTCGAGTAAGTGACTGCCCACAGATACCTCATCTGTTACACATGTCATGGTGTAGATTATCCGTGTTATATCATCATACCTACCTTCTTTGGGTATTGACTTGTCACAATTTATAGGCATACCGTCAACCGTAAAGTGTAGTATTAAATATGAGATTCGGCTAAAGTCAACACGCCCTGTCTGTGTTACTTTTATCAGGGAGGTATCGCTAAACTTATCAAAAACTAACTTTGTTCCGGTATCGTATTCTACGCCAGTTTTCGGAACACCGTAATTTTTCGAGTCCATATTCTGAGCAAAGTAAGTGTCTCTAGCAACTCCTGCTTCTCCTTGTGCTCCTGCTTCTCCTTGTGCTCCTGCTTCTCCTTGTGCTCCTGCTTCTCCTTGTGCTCCTGCTTCTCCTTGTGCACCGGGAGTTAGTTGGATATTGTCAATCTGTATTTGAAGGTATTCATCTCCCAGACCCCGTTTTTCAATTTCTGCGACTAATCCACCTTTCGTTTGTTGTTGTTTGCCTTCTAACTCTTGGAGAGTAGGTTCGGCACCAAATGCCGGTAACGTGATTGCCAGTAAAGCGATTGAGATAAGTACCTTTTTCATATTAAGCTCCTTCTTAGTGGTTAATAAATTTACAGGCTACACAGCCTGTTCTTCTTCCCTGTAATATCAGGGTATCGTGTTCCCATAATTTATCCTTTCTTTGTTGGAAGGTTAAAGGGTAGTTCGCCTATACATTGGAACCCGCTTGCTCCAACGTGTCCACCCCCACCATATTTCTTGGCAATCAAACCAACGTTAATGTCTGGTTTGTCGGTATACATACTAACAGTCCAATTTCCGTTCGTGTGACCAAACACCAACATGGCGTCATATTCTTCGTGATTCCATTTGGTATCAAACAACTGTGAGCTTACATTCAAAGCATTGGCGGCAATGAACCTCAGCCCCTCAAACTCAACATCAAACGAGTGTGAGCGACAGTAGTTGCCATGTAGCTGTTTCTGATATTCGAAACAGGTTCTCCCCTTTGACAGCATGAGGTCATATGCTTCGGTATTTGATGTATCAAACATGGCATCCCAGAACATCTTGGCATCAGCATCAGGATTGTATAGCTTGACCCCATACTGTACTGGCATAATGTTTTGATGGTAACTCAAATCCCAAACATCATACCTACCAATCATCCTGACAATCTCAGGCATGGACTCTTCACAGTCTGCACCTGTAAACCAATCCCATGTTAATTCACACCCAGCCTTACCTACTCTCTGAATGCCCTTAAACTCCTGTCCACTGTCTTCCATGTCCTTGATGGCTGTTACATGGTGGTCAATCCATATGAAATTATCTCTGCCTACCATGTTCCGCATGGTAACCATGTCAGAAAATGGCTGAATTCCAAAGTCAACCATGTAAATCTTTCGGGCACGTTTTACCAGATTCCAAGGCACATCATAACCATAGTTGATGCTGTATAGATGACATCCTTCCTCGAAATGGTTAACAATTGCTCCTGCACATTTTCCATCAGCGTCATTGTGATGAAACACAAGCACTGGAATGTCTCTTTCTACATATTTTTTTGACATATTATCTTCCCCTTTTCATATTGATATGTGGAATGACAATGTTCCTGCGCCACTCCCGCACCTTTCGAACATAGTCATTGATGTCTTTTAAGTTAGAGCCAGTGCCACGGTTATATGAGAGCACCGCCTTATCCCAGTTACCATTTCTATATTCCAGCAACCAAGCGAAGTAATGAACCCCCACGGTTATGTTGAATCTCATATCAATCAACAGGTCAACCGCCAACTCCTCATCAGACGGTCTTCTGTCACCATATTTACGCATGAATACGTTAGGAAACACTTTGCCAACGTGCCGCGCTGTTGCTACCTGTACCTGCATGACACCCAGTGAGCGGGGTCTACCATTACTGTTGAGGTCACCTACAATCACCCCCTCAGTCTGGTATACTTTACGGTTACAGTGACTTTCTTGATAAGCAATACTGGCGGCTGTTTCCCCCCATGTATCGCCGTACAACTCAATTCTGCTACCTTCTTCGTATGCTATTTCAATACATGTCTGCTGTTGTGGTTCCAATTTCTGTGCAAAAGCACAGGTGCCGATAGCGCAAACCAACATCACCGCCATTATCGCGGTTGCCTTAAACTTTCCCATTCATCCCCTCCATAAATTAAAAACTTTTATTTATCAATGAGCACATCAAAATCGCAATCATCATCTTCTTCTTCAAAATCTCCTGAACTATATCCCTTGTACATGTCAAGATTTTCGTTCTTGACACGTTTTTTGTATGGTTCGTTCTTTTGGGTACCGCGACCAATTTCTTTACGATACGTTTTTCCCATTGTCTTACTCCTAATCTCTTTTTGGTGTCAAAATACTTTCTTCTATTATTTTCTCCAACTTTGTCACTCTACCTTCGAGGTTAAACCTTTCACATTGTTCGGTTATAATATCTCCCTCTAACAAAATCTTATCTGTTTCCAGTTGAAGGATACGACTTTGTGCATCAGCTAGTACTGTTTGCATATCCGAAATTGTGCCATTATTTATACTACCATCAACTGTGATATCTCCTAGCATGACTGTATCGCCATCAATCCGCACTATACCATCTTCGACAAAGAGAGTGGTGTTCCAAGGATTATCGTTCGCCGCAAACGTAACACCAGAAATATCCACATTATCTGAGAATGTAACACCAGTGTCATCAGTAATACGAATGATATTGGTTTCACCGGGTTCATCTTCTACAAACCCCTCTACACCTAACCGGCTTAAAGCATCATCATTTAAACCATCATCTTCTAAGTGTTCCATCCAGTAGACCATACAGAGCGGATTTCATCATCCTCATCTGTGCCCCCGCTTCGTTTTAATAATCTTTCCAGCTTCTTTTTCTTGCGGTATTCATCCATAGCAACGTCATCCAAAGATACAGCCTTTTCGTCTTTATCCGCAGCCAACCGGTCGATTTCACGTTGCTCAAGGGTAGCCTCAACTTCGGCTAGTTCCTTTTCCCACCTCTTCAGACGTTTACTTTCCCGCTTGTTACTCTCTTTTGTCGATTCAAGTTCTTGTTCTAATAGATATAACCTTTCTCGCTCGACTTCCATTGCTTGTTCCAAAGCGTTAATTCTGGCAAGTTCTTCGGCAAGGTCAACATAATCATTATCAATTACCGCAGACTCAACATTGAAGTCAGAGTCATGTGTATCTGTTGCGTCCAGTACACCCAGTCTTTCAAGAAAGTTTTGTTCTTCTGTCTTCGGTGCCATTTTGGTTCCTTTCAAATGTTCTGTTCAAGGACATCAATTACCATTTCTTGTAAGTCTTCATCATCGGGGTCAAGTGCTGTACCATCTCCAAAGTGATGTGCATAGGCACGAATTACACCAAATGCACCTGCATATGTTGCAGAGTATCCGGTGGACTGAGCAAAGTCTTCATAAAGTTCTTCGGTGGAATAGTCGTAACCATCTTCCCCATAGAACCTGTCATCGCCTTGCATCTCTTCACCTTCATCTTGTGCCTTTTCTTTATAATGAAGCTCAAATACCCCCAAAGCCTCTTCGTAATTTTCACTCAAAAATGCTAACAGTTCGTCTTCCATTAAGCTACCCTCTCATCCAGTAGTTTTTGTTTCCAGACCACATTACTATACATGTCCATGCATGTCAAGTAATAACCAAAAACACATGCAGTATCTAGGTTATATCGGTCAGGGTACTTGTCGTGGTACTTGATAGTATCAGATACATCCATTGGGGTGTGGCCGTGCACAACCGTTTTATCCCAGTGATTTATTGGGTTGTACATCCACGTACTACGTAACCACATTACATCATAGGGGTCTTGGTCTTCTAGTGAGGTGTTATGTCGGAGTCCTGCATGAACAAATACGTATTCACCTTCTATGTGCATGATTTTTAAATCATCATAAAAAATCTGGTGACTCTCTGGAAGGTCAAGGAAATCCCATGTGCTGGGGTCGTATTCTGTTTTGTCGGAATTGTTGAAGTAACCGCGCATCGTGGATTCACCACCGTTCATCATGAACACACGGGGGTCTTGGAAATCACTCATGCGTTGTGGCTTCAGCATATTCAACAGCATGTCCTCGTGGTTGCCCTTGAGAAACACTGTCTTTGGAAACTTCTTTTTCAGGTTGATGAGGTATTCAATTGTTTCAAAAACCCTATTACCCCTGTCGATATAATCTCCGAGGAACACCACTTGGTCTTCCTCTGTTGGCTTGACTCTATCAATCAATACCTTTACGGTGTTGGCACATCCGTGGATATCCCCGATACAAAGCAATCTACTCATTATTCTATTTCAACCTCCGCTATCGGCCATACATGTCTGTGCATTCTTCTGCTTCAGGTGAATAATCATTCGTGTGTTCAAGACACGTATCTACTTGTCTTTGCCTAGCTTCATTGTGCATTGCTCTCTCTGCGTCCGTTGATGTAAGATAACCCCCAACATCAAAAACCAATGCTACAACCATAAATATGACTACCATCATAACTTATACTCCTTATAACCTACTGGTTTAATAGATTCCTTAAATGCATGAAGACCAGTGCGGCTTCGGCTTCCGTGAGGTGAAGCACATCATACTGACCATTTTGGTCAACCTCACCCACGAAAACCGAAACCTTCTTGTTATCTCTTTTTACTGTTACTCTTCTCATTACCTATTCAATAGTGCTGCACCGGGGATGAGGCAAATGGCACCAGCCCCCCAACCGATTAATCCAGCAAACATAACCTTGGCAATGCCTGTAGCAACCATCATTGCGTCCAAGTGTTCGGCTCGAACCTGTTCAATGATTTGAATGATGCCACCAACGAATGCCCACCATACCCCAAAATAAAGACCAATACCAATACCAGCTAATATCAATAGAACTCCTAAAACTTTCATGTCAACCTCCTTTTGTTTATCTAATACTCGTTAATATTGCGTCAGCGAAACCCATCTCTATAGCCTGTGAAGCGTCAAGATAGGCATTCCTTTGAATCAACTGTTTAATCTCTTCAGGACTCAGATGTGAGCGGGAGGAGATGTGGTTCACGAACAGGTCACGGCTCTTTTGAATTTCTTCGACCTCAATCTCAATATCTGGAACCGAACCCACGTAACCAGCTATGGGATTGTGTAGCATGAGTCTAGCATGAGGTGACATAAAACGTTTACCCTTTGCTCCTGTGCTGAAGATAAACTGTCCTGCTGAGAATGCTTTGCCTACACAGATAGTTATGATGTCACAAGTGATGAGTTCCATCATGTCCACAATTGAAAATGATGCAAACATATCACCACCATACGTATCCACGATTATCGTGATATCTTCCAGAGGGTCATCCCTTTGCATTCCCAACATTTCAACGTTAATATCACGTGCTGTTAACTCGTTTATCTCTCCCGATATATACAACATCCTGCCATTGTTTCTTGATATTTGTCGCTGTTCGTTCATATTTCTCCGGTTTCAGTATATTATCTTCTTTTTAGTTTACGCACAAACCAGCTACACCCTTGTGACAGGAACAGGAACCACGTCACGGGAAACAGTATAATGCTTTTCCAGTAGAATGATTGTATTTGTTTATCGTTGTACCCATACTCTTCTTGTAGTATGTGTTTCCTCTTTGACAGTACGATAGATGAAACACCTAGCTGTAGAAGAAACCCAACCAGTAGAATAACCATTATGGACAAAATGGGTTCGTTTGTCAACGTGGTGCTCACAAAATCTATGATATCGAAGTTCATTGTCTATCCCTTATCCGTCAAGTGAGCCAGCGTCTACGAGGTTGCACTTACAGTCAGCGCATGTGTCATGCCCACATTTACAGTTGTGCTTCTCATGCTCATCAATGGCTCTCTGCCAACGTGCCACATACTCCTTGAATGCTTCAAGGTCTGTGAACAACAGGTCACCAGAGAATACACCAGCATCTAGTTCATCCATCAACTCTTCACGGTCACTCATTATACTTTCCTTTCCAGTTCAGCGTACACAATGTGTCCGAATTTCTTAACCATCTCATCATCGGACATGTACTTGTAGTAGCATTTCATATCCCACTCACCAGCATTCACGGTTACATCAAGGAATTCCTTGTGGGTCTTCTCAGCCTTGTATGCTTCGAGGTCAAAGTCATGCTCAACAAAACGTTGCTTGTCTACGGCTTCGAACCTCCACACGTCACAACAGATATCACCAACTTTCTCCCACTCTATGGGCATGGTCATCTCCTGCTCATATCCTTCATCGTCAATGTAGTATTCATCGTTGCCGATAACTACCAGCTTATCGTCACTGACCTTGTATACGTGACAAGAGGTGTTGCCCAACTGACCGTAAGCGATTCCCCTGTTCTCAGCCAACCACTTCATCGTGTTCCTACGACCAAATGAGTTGTTGATGCTGAACTCTTCCTTGTATTTCATGTCTTTCGGGAGTTCATCAAAGCCGTGGTCACGGTCTTCACAGAAGAAGTTTGAGATGCACAGGTCACCAGTAGGAAATTCAACCGTGACCTCCTCACATTTGTTCATGTCGATATCAGCACAGACCTGAGCGATTTTCAAGATATCCTCACGAGCGGCATAGTTTGATTCTTTAACCCAATGCTCAGGCTTGCCCTTATAGATATTGTACTTCCCTCTGAGGCGAGGGTCTTTTTGGTATGCGTGTGTTCCTTGGCACTCATGACCAATAACACCAACGGTCAACTCACCAACCTGAATCTCTTCAGTGATAGCATAGTCACCCATCTGCATCATCAACATAGACATGCCTTCTTTTTCGGTATTCTCATCGGCATACTCACGAGCAAATTTCACAATCTCCTCTGCTGTGTTGTGAGCAAAGAGTTTGTGGTCAAGTACGTGCTGGCAAGCATCTTCGAATGAGATATCTTTTTCAAATCGGTACATTGGTGTTACCTTTCGTTGGGGTTATAAGTACATAATATACCCATAACCCAGACAAGTCAAGAAGTTTCGTCACCAAGGTCTACATATATGCGTCTACTCGTGGTTACCGTAAGTTTGTCTCTGTCGGCACCATGTCTGCCTCGTGTCCAATGACATGTGACCTCTCCGCGCCACTCATCGTTCCAAGCGGGGGTGATTTTCACATCACAGTTGGTTACATCCATTTCACGAGCCAAACGTCCGACCTCTTTACAGAAGTCTACGAACCTATCAGGTATCTCACCGTTTCTTGTATCTATCATCGTTTATCCTCCACGAAAAGTCCACAGACAATACCCATACCACTTATCCACCTACCATCATCAGACTTCAGACCATAGGCACTCCAATCGGTATTATATTCAACAGTACACATCAGCCAATTACACCCACAACTCTTTTCGGGTGTACGGATTCTGTCACCCACACATATCTTGGTGAGATTTCCATCAACAAAACCCGTATCCATATTACTAATCCTTCATATTGAGGACAGGCTTTACCCTGTCGATGATAGTTGCAGTAGGCTCAATACACGCCTCAATGATAGCAGGGTCTTTGTATGCATCCTTGACCTCATCAAGAGGAATGTTAGAGGAATAGACACCCGCCTTCTCCATGTCTCTCTTAGCATCAGCCAAGTTCAACACCTTTTTTGCATGTGAACGTGAGAACAAACGCCCCGCACCGTGAGGAGCGGAGTTGTTCCATTCTGCGTTAGACTTGCCCTCGCAGAACAGCAGACCGTCTTCCATGTTGAAAGGAATAACCATTCTTTCACCCTCATAGGAGCGAATAGAACCCTTACGGATAGTCCAGTCATCAAAGTCAATCAGGTTGTGAACCGAGTCAATAATGTCAATGGGCAAAACACCGCCTACACGCAAATCCAGTACTTCTAAGATTTCAAGCATGATAACGTGACGGTTAATGTCTGCATAGGTCTGGGCAACAATCATGTGGCACAGATACATGTACATATCCAAGCCTTCCAGATACTCAGTACCACGAGGTACCTTATTACATCCGTAAATCTCTTGATAACGTGCTATTTCTCTCGCCCAATCAGTCTTCTCACATCGAACCTTTACCTGTTCGGTCCACTCTTGTTTGGAAATCAGGGGGGCATTGCACTTCAGTCGTGCCTGTCTCTGCCAGAAATCAGCAACACACTTTCCAAGGTTACGTGAACCACAGTGAATAGTAATCCAATAGTCACCGGTTTCCTCAGACTTACCAACCTCAATGAAGTGGTTACCGCCACCCAAAGTTCCAATTGACCTCATGGCTCTGTCGTAGTCAACTTCAATGACTTTGCACATATCCTTGAACTCTTGTTCATCAAGAGTAATAGGTGGTACGTGATAATCGTAACGCTCTTGGAATTCGTTACGCATCTTCGCCAGCCTCTTATTAACCAAAGGAAAGAAATCAGATGAAGAATACTCATCAGACACCTTGGAGCGTACAGACGTACCGAAAGGCACACACGCACGAATCCACTCATCTAATTGTTCGCGCCCGATAGATTCAAATAAACGCTTGCCAACGTTGAATGACTTCATACCACATCCAATATCAACGCCGATGGTGTTAGGGATAACCTTGTCACCCAGTTCCATAGTGAAACCAATGACGGCACCCTTCCCGGCGTGACAGTCAGGCATGATAGCCACAGGGTTAGTGAACGCCTTGTGGTTTATGAACTCAGTAATCTGAGCCGCAGTGGTGTTGTCGATTTCATCAATCATCACCTTTGCGTTAGTATATTTCCCGTTGAATTCAATCATGTTTCAGTCCTCTTTGAATGGATAGCATTTTACACACACCCACCATGCTCCAAACTTACAGTAGTCAGCCAATTTACCACAAGCACAACATCTTGGTTTTGGCGTATTCATTTGTCTTCCTCGTATAAGCTGTTCATCCAATCACGAACAATATAATAGGCATCTTCAAATTTGTCAGGGGAGCCATCGAATTCAAACACAACAGTCATCTTGGCTCCTGCATAATCAGTTTCAGCAAATTCCAATTTGCCGTCCATGTCATCAAGAGAATCAAGGTTCTCATACAGGATATCCTCATCCTCAAATGCGGGATGTGATTCTGTTATATCAAAAGCGAACTTTAGACCACAGTATTCATCATTGGTAATCATGGTGCTTCTCCTTGACGAAAGTTGCCCCCATACTCTCACGTACAGGGGCAAATGTCAAGGAACTATTTTACTTCGACACCAAAAATATTTGGCAGTTGGTAATCAAGGAAGAATGCATGAGCATCCTGATTGAAGTCAGCCACGGCTTTGCGGTCAACAACCACCTTGTAATCACGGTTGACCAGTTCTTCAACGGTACCAGCCACACAGATACTTGTGCAGCATCCGGTTACCTCAACCTCATCGAAAGGTATATTGGCAAGGATATCACCAAGCGAGGTTTGGAAGAAGCCACTGTAACGTTGTTTCGAGATAACAACGTCACTTTCAAATGGGGTCAGTTCGGGGATAACTTCAGCACCCCACGTATCAGCCACGGCGTGAGCGGGGAACCGTTCAAACTCAACGTCATCCACATCATGACTGTCATTCAGATAGATGACAACATCACCGTTATCACGAGCCTCTTGAATCTTTTCGGCAATAGGCTCAATAATATCAAAGCCCGTTTCGCCCAGACACAAGACACCCTTCTCATCAATGAAATCATTCAGCATATCTACAACGATTAAAACTTTCATGGTATTAACTCCTTTCGTGGGATATTGACCGGATTTTCCCGCTTAAAGTGGGTTCTCTCGTACCTGTCAATAACAGGATGGTCTATCCTGTCAACAAAATTCAGGTAGTCAATGAGAATTTTGTCTACCTCATTATAACTGGAAGCTCCCAGTTGGTCAAGGTCTGAATCAGTAATTCCCAAACCATCTGTTGGAACTGCATCAATACATTTTTCCAGTGCTTCAGCCGGTGCACCGTTGTCAAGTTTCCGGTATATGTCGGCAATGAATTTGGTCAACCCATATACCTCAGTCTTCCAGAGGTTCTGAACCATACCGTAGTCACCAACATCACCGTGGAGAGTCCAGAAACCGAGTAGCAGTTCAGTGTAGTTGTCGGTGCTCAATACCAGCCCCTTGTTGATACCTGCAAGGTGGTACAGTTGTGTCATGCGAATTCTCGCTTTGATGTTACCTAGAGCAATCTTGGCTTCCATGTCAGTACAACCATCACCAGCCATATCCATCTGACCAATCAAATCACAGTAGGCTTTTGTCAGGTCAAGCTCTGCGAAGTCATTACAGAACGCTTCACCAATCGCCTTGGCACGTGCAACTTCTTCTGGCTTGTTGCTCTCAATTGTAATAGAGCGACCAATGACGGGGATATCTTTGTAGGGATACTCTGTTGCTGATTTGGCAAGAGCCGCTACCAGTGCCGAATCTACCCCACCACTGATACCAATGACCAGAGCCTTGATGTCGTGGTCACGAATATAACTTGACAGTTTCGCAACTGCAACCATATACATTTCACCATATCTTGTGCTTAATTTATACATACAAACTTCTCCTTCTTATGATTTTGTGTACCCCTTCCGCTACGTTCGGAATAGGATATATTGAAATGTCCTTGGCGTGTGCTCTTACCTTTGTAGAAGATATACCACATCTAGGTATAACTGTAAAGGCGAATCTCTCCACAAGTTCATCACCCCTGTACCAAGTCTTGAGGAGTGGTTCAGTGTCATCACCAATCAGGTACACGAAATCATGTTCAGGGTACTTGTCTTCCAGTGCCAAGGCTAGAGGGTACATCTTGCCTTGAGTCCTGAATTCCTGTTCAGCTAAACTAACCCTGAGTCGTGGGTTATCGAATTCGTTGATTGCCGTGTGTAGCATCCAAACCCTATCCTCATAAGAGGAAAGGTTCTTGTCGTACCTTGAAATGGTACATGGTACGAACCACACTTCATCCAAGCAAAGCTCTCTGGTAGCATCGTCAGCCATCCTCATGTGACCTAAATGTATGGGGTCAAACGACCCACCTATTATTCCTATCCTCATATCCACCGCCCCACCAGTCTACCTACTTCATTCCTGATAATCTCTTCGTGGTCAAATGCCATTACAGGAAGTTGGCGAAGGTCAAACCAACCAACATTCTTAGCGTCATCAGCGGCAACAGCTTGACCTTCAATCCCAAGCATCAGATAGACAATTGATACCACGTGTTGTCGTGGGTCACGGTCAGGTTTAGAGGCAACACATAGGAGTTCTGCTTCCTCTGCTACCAGTCCAGTTTCTTCTTCAAGCTCACGGATAGCTGCTTTATCTGTCGCTTCTCCGTAGTCCACGAATCCACCGGGCAAAGCCCATCCATGAGGAGCATTTTTACGCTCAATCAACAGGATTTCTGGATACCTGTTGTCGGTACGGATAACCACCGCATCAGCCGCCAGCGAAGGATTTCTATATACTTTCTCATTCATCGCTTTATCACCTCATAGCATTTTTCGTTTCTGTGACAAACATCGCATTCCCGCTTTTCTGGCAACCCAACGTTAATGTTCTGTCCACCTGTCATGTGACACCCTTGACATACCCAGTCAACCGCAGGTGGTTCCGAATCATACACCGCAGGGGCATCAATGTCAAACACTTTCCGAACGTATAGTTCATACTCAGGGTCTTCACACATTCCCTTACCTGAGCTATCACTGACCTTAGCAACAGGCTTGCCGTTCAGTTCGACCATTTTCATTACAATGCTGATAGGCTCAATGCCCATGTCATTCATAAGATTGGTACCGATACCAAAGCTCACCTTAATCCATGCGTTATACATGTAGAAGAGTCGGTACGCTGTCTGGAAGGTCAATCCATCCGAGAATACAGCCGTCTTGGTCTTCGGGTCAATGCCCAGTTTGCGGTAGTGGTTGATGAGGTTTTCACACCACTCAACAGGGTCACCACTGTCATGCCTACACCCATCAAAGAGCTTGGCGAAGTACAGGTCAAAATCTCTCAGGAAGGCGGCATTGCCATACGTGTCACTGAGTGCGATACCCAGTTCTCCACGGTATTCCTTAGCCCATACATCCAGAGCAACCTTCTGGCTATCAACCAGCCGAGCACCCAACTGTTGGTGAGCCTGAAACCATTCGTGAGCCATTGTGCCTATGGGGGTCAGCCCGAATTGTCGTGCAAAGTACAGGTTACTTGTACCAACGATATATTGTGGAATCTCAGTGACCAGTTCAAGCAACACGCTTTCTTGCCACTCGAAGCTGTAGCGTCTACGGGTACCGAAGTCAGCGAACTGGAATCCACCCAACTTACCCTCTGCGGCTCTTTCTTTGAGGAAATTAATCTTTTCCTTGAGCAACGTTCTGCCAGTTGGAATCCTAGCACCCTGCAATTCGGTCATGCTGTGAAGCTCAGATACGATAGCCAGAACATGGACCTCGAATCCAGACACAGCCAACCACGAACCATTCAGGGTAATATCCAATGAGCCATCAGGCATCACGGTTACTTCAATGTGCTTGCGGTTGTATTTGAACAGCCTGAGATATTCGAGAAAATCATCCTTGAAAATACGGTTACCGATTTTGGATGTGATGCTTCCCAGATACTCAAGGTCATCTTCGGTGTATTGGAGTGTGCAGAGATGGTCAATGCTCTCATTAAGAGCAACGAGAAATTCTGGATTGCTCCCGCCATTCTGTGGGAATCCATTGCCCCTACGAGCCTTGAATCTCCACTTGGTGTGGGCAGACGTGTAGTTGTGAAACATGGCTTGCATCATCGTCATTTTGTACATGTCTGTGTCTATCAGACTGGTAATCAGTACGGGATTCATGTTAGTTCCTTTCCGGTAATGGTCTTGCGATATAGTTGTTGGTGTATAGCTTGAAGTTCTCAGGGTCATTGACACATATGAGACTACCATGCCCCAAGAGATTGACAGCAAAATCACTGGCATTTGGGGGGATGACATCAATAATGGAACCAAACTCTTCCAACGCCCCACATGATATTTTCTCTGTGGTGAATGGTGCTCCATCAATGTATACGTGACTGTGAATCATATAGTTCACGTCTTTGTAGTATCCATAGAGTGCTAATTGAATGGGGGTATCAACGGATGGCTTTTTGTCACCATAATACCGAACCATACCACCGTTCATTGTCGGTTCACATGCAACAAAACCAGACACTCCTATGTCTCTCTTGTCAATATTTCTCCTAGACACAAAGATGTTCTTCTTCCCTCGTGCAGACGGGAACCCACCCTCACACCTAAACGATGCGTTGCCAAGCATCCTCGTTGTATTTGCACCATGAATCAATTCATGGAACCTGTCAGCACATTCGTTAATGGTATCAAGGAAACATCCTGTGTCCTGTTCCATGAGGATAGTTTCACCCACCCTCTCAGAGCCAACACGTGTGAAGTTTCTGAGTGTATTGATACGGTTAATGAGACAGTTGGTTAGTTCATCTATATCCCCATCGTCATTGCTGGTGTATAGGTTACCTAGAGGGTCAAGCACACCACCCTTTATCATAGCACCATCATTACGAAACACGACCATCAGGTTAGCTTTGTTCTCTAGTGCCCTTGAAATCAAGTCCTGAGTGCTGTATTTTGCATAGAAATTTGCTTTGGATGTGATGAGAATGCATTTCGGATTCATTCTTTTAATGTCACGAATGAGTTTCGGTTTGTCGTTTGGTACATTTGCGAACCAAAAGATAATATCATAGTCTTTAATCGTATCCGTCCTGCAAAGATTCTCAAGACTGGAAAAATATCCACCATTCATCAAGACGGAAGGGAAAACTACAGTTCTATTAAGACAACTCAGAAAGAACTTTTGGAAATACCCAGAAGCTTTGCCGCCGCCATCATCGAAATCACCGCCAACAAATAAGATTTTCATGTTGTTTCCCGTTTTTGAATATGGATTGTATATGTTTTCTCCTGCCCACGACCAAACCCAACATAGACCATATCCCAATCATCAAGAAAATCAGGGTAGTCTTCCTTGTAGATTTCATCAATTCGGCTAACCATATCATACTGACTTTGGGTGTGTTTAGCTACCTTGGCATCAAACTTTTCTTGGCTCTCCCAAAACATTTTCACTTCAGGCTTTGAGCGTCCGTTTTGGTGCCAATCCCAAATGAGTTGTTTCATTTCACCGTTATCGGTAACGAGACAATATGTTTTAGACATTATCTACTCCTTGTAAGAAGTCCAATGAGTGCGATTGAGCAAAAGAATTCACCCTTGGTCATCGTGGTAATTGATTCGTTCAACTTACTACTTACATCTCCTGACACTATTGGGATGATACAAGAGATGATAATAAGTATAACCAGAACCGAGACAACCTTGCCGCTGTGTTTGTCCATCCAGTCACCAAATTTACCCATTGTCCTCACCTTTCGGATAGTTGTTTGACACAATGTAAAATCCGTGACAGTTATCAATGTGACCGTCAGGACGTTTGTGTTGTGCGGGGAACGAACCCAGAGATGTACGTTTCCTGATATTTACGACCTGAGCACATATATTACAAATCATTTTCTCACTCATGATTGTCTCCTAGTAAGGGATATTATCTTCGGGGTCAATGACAGGAACGTTCTCAGACTCAGCGTGAGCCGCATCAAATCCACGGCGAAATGCTTCATCCTCAAAATCACTGTAGAACTCTTGACTGGAAATTCCGTATTCCATTGTCTTAACCTTTCGTTAGTGGTTAATCTTAAATACAGAATACCAAGGTTACTTCAGGAAGTCAAGCCTTTTTTCGCTTCAATGTGACGTATGAAGAAGGTCTACAACTATCCATGATAATTTCTTCGCCTTCATCAATTTCACCAAATTCTTCGTCAAGCATGTCATCCAAATCCTCAAGCTCATCCATGTGTTCAGTAATCACATGACCCTTGAGCCGTTCGTATGCGCTCGTTTTCTTATAGAATCGAATAGTTGACCAGTCACAAAACTTACAATGCACTCTGTTATCGGTCATGATTAATCCTCCTTGAGTACAGCATACCCCTTCTTATAACGCTCCATGAGGCTGTCCTTTATTTTTACACCACGGTCACTCATGTTGTGTTCCATGTCGTACATCTTCACTTTACGGGCAACAGGAGTTTCCTTGATACGCAATACGAATTCTACGTATGTCTCGCCTTCCCTCTTGGTCATTGCTATAACAGCATCAGCTATATGCTTTGGGAAATCTTCTCTGAGCATTTCTTCTGTGTAATCTGTGTCCTCAACCGTGTCATGCAACAGGGCAACAACTTCCTCTGCTTGCGTCTGTGCTTTCATCGCAACAGCAATCGGATGTAGGATATAAGGCTTTCCTGCCTTGTCAAACTGACCTTCATGATACTTGGTTGCTATTCTAAGTGCTTTGCTAAACATATTATCTCTCCAAAAATAGGGTTTACTTGTGGATATCAATATCGGGAATGATAGACAGCGGTTTAAAGATGACCTTGTACCGGTATACACTCACATTCACATCATCCATCTGTTCTGCGAAATAGGTAACATTATCGGATAGTCCAAGATAATGCTTCTTGTACTCATTCTCTCCCGTCTTACATGTTACCATGAGCTTTGCAGTACTAGGTTCGATTGAACAACGCCCTTCGATGGTCAACAGATAGGTATCGGTGATGCCGTTGTAAAACACGATACGTCTGTCAATCTCGAACATGTCTGCTTTGGTTGAAAGGTTGCGCGATGCAACAGATGCATCTGTCGAACAACCTGACGCACCACTGATAATAATAGATACTGCGAGAATCATAAGTACTGCAACAACATTATAAATCTTCATCTTTACTTCTCCTCGTTCTGTTAAGGTTAGATGTTCTTAATTTCAAGTTCGAACATGCCGTTCTGTCTGGTAAGTTCTTCGAGTTCGATACTGATACGACCTTCGTTCCAACTTGATTTATCAACCATCGGCTTGCCTGTGTGGTGATATTTCATCATGGCAACATGGAAATCGTCACGCCCATCCCTGTAGCCAAAGTTGAATTTGTGTTTACGATGTGTTCTGAGGGAAGGTTTGTCAATGTCACGATGGTCACCCCAGTCATAGCCAGATTTACTACTGACCTGTCTTGGGTAAGCAGTGAAGATATGGAATTCAAACATCATCTTATTGATTGATTCCATTCGTTCAGTGGATATATCTTCCCCGAACCCATCACCACAATCATACTCTCTCAATTTGTAAATGGTAGTATTGTCATCTGCACACGTGCAATGGCTTTCAGAGATAATCAGTTTGGTTCTATCATCAAGCCTTTCAGCCCAAAGACTGATATCTGCATCACCAGTACACAGGGAAGTCTTTTTTGAAACCATGCCGTTGTCAGTCAGCTTGTTCCACAGTTCATTGAAGTCGGTCAGCTTGTCTTGCATCCGAAGACCGTAGTAGTGGTCTTTTGCCCACTCAATAGTTAGGTCACCAACACCACTCCTACCACCCTGTGATGTGTGCAACTTGTATATGAGGTCACCAAGACCCTGTGCAGCTTCCATTGTATCGGACATGTTATTTCTCCAATTTGCTGTTCAGTAGTTTAATGGTTTCGGTCAGGAACTCGTTGATGCCTTCCAGTTGACGTTGCCATTTCAGCGTAAGGAATTCATGGTTATCACCCTCGTATGGAATCCACTTGTCTTCTGGTGTTCTGTAATTGTAACCCTTGGTAATATCATCAAAGGTTTCGTACTTATCTTCACGACCAATCATTTCAGCAAAGTCAGCCAACCTGCGTTCATCTCCACCAGCACTATGTGTGGGGAAAGCACTATGATAGTGTGGAGCGTAATCAACAAAAAACTGCTGACAGTACTCATAGAATTTGATTGCCGCCTTCAGCCACTCATCGCCCAGTTCCAAGAACTCAGGACACTGGTAGATTACTGAATATTCTTTCCTGAAGTTCGGGTAGGGATTGTAGAGGAAAGGTTTTTCCTCGCCATAGCCACGGCATAGCGTCCAATGGACAACATCTGGATGTTTAACCTTATCCTCTTCCACACAGGAGATGGGTTCTCCTTCGGGGAAGTAGAAAGCGTCTTCACCCTCACCAAACTTTTTGACTTCGAAGTAACCGTAATAGAGGTCATCGGTGAAGTATCGTTGGTCTAACTCGACCTCTTCAACCTCTGACAAATGCTCACGCAGTTCTTGGTTGTCTCGAACCCCGTTACCAATGACGTTCAATAGTTGGTCAAGGATGTGAAGTTCGGCTACCGCATAACCACGCTTGCTTGCATACAGGGTTGGATATTGAGAAATGCTGTGATGGATAAACTGTTCTGGTGTGGGATTATTCATATTTTCTCCATAAAAAAGGGGTCATCTCTGTTCAAGACAACCCCATCATATCTCATATTTAATTTTTTGTCAAGTATCTTCTTCAAATAAAAACTTTACGTTTGGATACTTATTCAGAGGCTTTAACCCCTGCTCAATCACCTTCTCCCAAATCTTGTATTTGTTTGCCAACCCGCTACCCAAGCGGGATATCAGAAAGGTTAGGTGTGGACAGGCTTCGATATCCCTCATAAGCTTTGAGAGTTCTTTATCGAACACGTCCTTATACTCACGTGGTTTATAATAGGCATCATTGCTATAAGACGGACGTTTCTTTGTGACGAACCCATATGAATTTGGTTCATCCCTGTGTATAGCAGCACCCTTCTTGCCCCTGCCCAGAGTGTTATCCCCGTACACAAATATATGTTCTGGATTTGCTCGTAAGTATTGTGTACTTACTATGCTGTCAGTATACGCTTTTTGCATGATTCCATCTCATCTCTCACTGCGAGTTTTAGCTTCTTTAGTTTTGTCAATTTCAACGTCTGTTCATATGATAAGTTACCCCTATCGCCTTGTAGGGTAACAATCTGTGAATCCAGTATTTGATACTCTTCCATATATCTACGAAACTGGGGTGATTCTCTCAGTGGTGACCCTTCATCTCCGAACATTTGCTTGTTTGTCATTGTTGACTGCCTCCAAAAAATAAGTTAAATGCTTGGTTTTGCTCCAAAATGTGCTCCCTGTTCATTGGTTCTAATAACATCTTGAGTTTGTTGGTCAGAAACTTCTCAATCATTCGGTCATAATCAGGCTCAACGCCAACCTCGGTGAATTCTTTCGGCCACCTGTCATACATCACACACGCAACATTGTATGGATTAGGCTTAACGTAGACTAATTTATTCTTTGTGTCTTCCTCAATTTCAGGATAGAAGTCCTCAAGTTCCAGTTCTTTCAACAGTTTGTGGTACGCAGCTACCGCTTTTACGTGGTACGGGGTGCCCTTAATAGGCTCACCATCAATGATATATTTGCTCAATACCTTGACACCCTTGTTCTCCGAAATCTCTTCGGGATACGCATCTCTAGCTGATTTCATGTATTCGTGATACGTATCATAGATAGCTGTATCATCTGCATTTCGTAGAATCATACCAAGCATATCTCTCAATGCTTCTTTGAATGCAGATGGTGTTTCTGAACGGATAATTTCAAGACCAGTTACAGCAATCTCATCCGTAGGCACACCTTCTTCATTTACCACATGATATCCGTACTTTTTCTTCTGTATAAACAGTGCTGATTTACATACAATTTCTTGCTTAAAGACGATAGAGAACTCATCCCTTTCCATTCTGGAATTGTATGCACCAACCTGTGTCTCTTCGTATGCACAATCATTGACATACATTTCTATAATCTCAGACAACTTCAAGATGTTCTCAATGATGAGTTCTTCATCCAGAGCCTTCCAGTCATTGGACAACACTTTATCTAGGAACTGACCTATACGAATGAAAACGGAGTCAGTATCAATATATGCCACAAAGTCATCATCCAGTTCTGTGTTTAACGTAACCTCAGTTCCATCCTTCAGAACGTCAAGGATTTCCATAACCTCATCGTTCTGCCATATATTATCCTGAAAATATCGGTTAACGAACTTTTCTCCATCAATGATAGCTTTTCGACCACATGAAGTGACCGCCTCAGCTACGTTAACATTGAAGTAACGTGAATACGGAACGCCCGTAACACCATAGGCTGAGTTGATGATGATTTTCAGTGCCAACTGTAACGCATGGTGCTTGTCAGCCTGTACTGTGTGCTCGTGAACCTTTTCGGGATTCCTTGCTCTCTTCGCCTTCAGCTTGGAGTCTTTCTTCAATCCGTTGATGACCTGACGCTTTGCATAAGTTTCCTGTACGACCTGAGCGAACGCACCTTTCTTATTCTGCATGAACATTGAGCCACACGGAGCTACACACACCAACCCGCGCTCCAAGGCTTCGTTGAACTTGTCTAACTTGTTACCTTCAATCACGGAGATGCCTGTGTCCTTCAGTAACTTGAATGGTGGTAGCTTTCGGTCTGTCACAAATTCTGTGATGGGATTCTCCAATCTAGCAACACGTTCAATGTCCATGTCACCACGCCCACCAATGGTGTCAACCCATGAACCAAAGTTGTTCTGATACGATATCATACGCCCGTAGTATGTCTCAGGAGACATGTTCAGGGTGATAATGGCCGTTGGGTATGAAGACTTGATATCAAGGTCTGCAATCCAATCATGCTGACCCTTCTGAGGGGGTTTGACAAATGCCGCAGGGAACCACTCTTGGTCACCACCAACCATTCTTGGAGCACATAACCCATTACGCCTGAAGTGGGTTAGCATTAATCCTTCCACCAAGTGAGTAGATGCTGTATAGTTCTCCATTTTGCAGCGACAGATGAGTGTAAGAGACTGTGCAAGTTTTATGTAACCCAACTTGTCTTCCATTTGCTCAATAAGTCTACAGTCAACAGCATTATAGTCTACATACAGGTTCCAGTCCATATGGAACAATGCTCTAAGGTCTTCGTACTGTGAGAAATCAACTTTCCCAAGACCAAGCTCGTGTCTGGAAATCGTATCCAATTTATAGTTTTCTGGGTTCTCAGGTGTGTACCATTTGTACAGTGCATAGTAATCAATAACTGATACACCCGCGATGTCCACGTTTAGTGCACCGCTTTCTTGGTCTTCCCAACACCTAACAATGCCAATTGGTGACAGCTTCTTATACTCATCAGCCCTCAGACCAAAGATGATTTTTGAGCGATTTACGAGGTAACCAAGGTCGAATCCACCACGCTTGTTCATTTTACTGCTGGGGCTGATGTTCCAACCAGTGACAACATCAGGGGCATGTTTGTACCACCAATCGAAGAATCTCCTCAGCAACTCAGCTTCATTCTGGCAGTAGATGTACTCAATTCCCTCTGGGTTATCCCCGGTGTATGGTTTACATCCCCAAGTGATATTGATACCACCCTCACCGAATTCTCGCACGTTAATGAGCACCACTGGAAAAGCAGAATCAACGACTTTGGGGAATCCACGCTCACTGTGAACCTCAATATCAAGCGCATAAATTTTCAGCGTTGGCGGTTCAATTTCTTCATCTGGGATAACGTGATATTTCTCTGTCAGAAATTGTATTTCCTTGGGAACTTCATTTTCATAGATTTGGTTTTTGAATGTTTTTTGGTATTCGTTGTAGTCTTGGTAGGTATCGAATTCCCTTAGTCTTACGGGAACTCCATCAATGGTTGTTGTTTCGCCATTTTCATCTGGTACATAGACATATGGAACCCAGTCAATTAGGTCATAAAAACGTTCACCGTCTAATGTTTCCCATAGATGAATACGAGAACGCTTCGTGTCATAAAAAATGTTGGTTTGTGTCAATATTCTGCCTTACCCCACTTAGTGTGAGGATTTGAAGTTATTTACCCCATGATACTATCATCATGGGGCAAATATGTAAACCAGCTATTTTATTATTTCATGACAGTTTGTGATGTTTGGTCATCGGTTATCTCTTTCCTGTCTTTCTTTGTCTTTTTCTTCTTTGCAAGGATGGCAGTTTCAACAGGACTTCTCATCATCCTAGCACCTACAGCGGTACCAGTTGCTTTCAGGTCACTGCTGAGTTCCAATACCATGTCAATTTTCTCTATGATATCCATTATGCCATGTGTTTCCCATGATTATCGTAGATATGTATCTTCCAACCCTTTGAGGTCTTTTCAATTGAAGCGTTTTCTTTTGTGGCTTTGTTTCTATATCCAAGAGCACCAGCACCAGCCTGAAAATCATGGGCTTTCAATGCTGACTTGGCTTCTTCTTCAGATTTATTCATCAGGTTCCACTCGTAGTAATAATTCTCACCACGCAGACCCTCCAATACCATGTCAATTTTCTCTATGATATCCATTATTTCTTTCCTCTTGTAATCATGTCCTTGAGTGTCTTTACACGACTGTTAACGTTACGTTGAAGGTATACAATGTCTTTATATTTCATATTATACTTCCACATAGTACCAATTTGTCCTGCTGCAAACTTCTTTTTTTGGTAAAGAAGAAGATTCTGTACAACCTTCCAATGTTCAACTTCCATTGCATTTGTTGTAATTCCCAGTTTCTTTTTTTCCTTTTTAGTCAACCCTGCCGAATACGTATCGCCACCAATTCTAGGCAACCTCTTATTAATATCAACATTGTTCTTCTGTGCCCATTTGTTAATATCAACCATAGCTTCTGCTTTTCTGGCTCTCAATTCTGCCGGTTTTGTGTCCAGCATCATCTCATTAAGGTATAAATCAATCTTTTCTATAATATCCATGTCTATATCCATTCGAAGTTTAGTGTGTACATAATACTTGAAGCCAAGTCACCAGCGTTATCGTCACCCTTATCCCACGCCTTTTTAAGTTTATTTACGATGGTATAAAGTTCTTTATCAGACCAATCACCACCAGTAGGAATTCCTACCTTGTCGGCTGTCCTTGCATCAGCACCCTTTAGGTCATAATTATATGACATGGCTCGTACTGACTTCTTGAAGTTCTTCTGGAAATCTCTAAACTCAGGCACCTCACCATAGTTCATACTGGTCATACCCTCTTTGAGATATTTGTTAACTGTGTCATCTATCATAAATAAATCTCCTAACAATATTTATACAATTTCATCAAAACTCAACCGAACCGACTATCACTGAACCATCCAGTTCCAAGAATGATAATAGATTCTCATAACTCTCTGCCAACCAGTTCTTTACCTTCTTCCATAGTTGTGCAAACCACTTCTTAAATGTTGCCCAAAGGTTGGTTAGTAATCCCTCATTCAATGGCTGTCCTTCATACTTCTCCATCTCAGTCTTCAGGTTATTCTGTGCCAATCTCAACACAGAGAAAAAGGTATAGTTCCTGCCTGTTTCTGATTCAACCTTTCTGTATGAAGACTTCCAAGACACTTCAATCTTAGTCTTACTTGCAATCTCAGATATATAGTTTTCGTCATTCGCATCACGCCACTTGTTTGTCTTGCCATCCTTACCAAACACCAGAACATAATCCGCAATGGGATATCCTCTGCCGAACTTATGCTTTCCGGTCAACGCTTCCCTGACCACACCATTTCTGAATTCCATGTTGTTCTTGAACTTATCACGTAGGAAGACAGTGAACCGCTTGTGTGCATCCTCAGCTTTCTTGAAGTCAATGGCTTCATGTCCTGATTGTTTCTGTTGGGTGATACTCATGGTGTTCTTCGTGACAATTAACATGTTATCCATCCATGTCTCAATCTGCCCAAGGAGTTCATTATCCTCGTTCATGTCATTCAGAACTGTGTGAAATGTTGCGCTTGTCTCGCCTTTCTGACCAGACATGATTTGTGAGCGACCCATCTTCTTCAGCGAGATTCGTTTCTTGCTGATGATGATATCGGTCTTTGGGGTTCCATCTGTACCACCATACTTCTTCCACATGGATGTGATAGTAGCCTTGGAGTCACCAACATGCTCTGCCTTGCCACTTCTCCTGAGTCCTATGCTGTTCAGGTACTTCACAATATGATGTGCTGATTCTTCAAGCTCTGGATAGGTCACTGGTTGACCGTTCCACAACTCAACCAAGGTTAGCTCCATGTTAGTAGCTGATGAGGTATCGGTTCCCTCTATTAAATATCTCTGTAATCTCATGTAGAGTATTTATATGTTCTTCTATAGCTCTACCACCAGTTGTGGCTGGAACTCCGTATTTTCCGTAGTCTGATATATTTCAAGGTCTGCTTCTGTTAATTCCATCCCATGATTCTTGTAATAATCTACAATATTTCCTTTTGGAACAGCGTGTTCAGACATGTAACCTTGGGGGTTACAGATAACTCTTGAACGCTTCGTGTCATTTTCATCCCTCAATTCGGGGTGACCGTCTGCCTGTCCAACAGTATAATCAAAGGAGTTATGGGTGTGTCCATGAATCCATAACTCAGGGCGGTACTTCTCAAACATCCACTCCCACCTGTTTCCAAAACAAGCATTCAGTGGGCTTCCAGCAAAATGTGGATGTAGTGACCTGTTATGTGGATAGTGGTGTGTAATCACACACAGTTTCGTGTCAGGAAGGTGGTGACGGAGCCAGTGCATACGACTGGAAAGGTATGTTTGGGCTTTGCGACCCCATACCACTCCGTCAAGATTACCTTCATCGCACAGGTCATAAATCATACGGAAATCATTTAATCCCTGTCGTTGATTGACACCAATACTGCCATTGGAACCATCCCACCAACCAGTGGTGCCCATAAAACAGATACCCTCAATGCAGATATCTCTCTCCATGAGCACGTGGATGTTGGGGTTAATGTCCTCTAACGTCATCATTTCACTATCAAGAGTTTTACGGGAAGACCTATAGTATTCATGGTTACCGGGCACAAATATAACCCGCTTACCTGAGTCTATTTGAATCTTATTGATGTCCTCAACTATAGCATCAGAAGACGATATATCACCAGCGAGTATCAGCACATCAGCTTCAGCCGAACACATTTCCTTATATATCTTATCAATCGTTCCAAACTCAAAATGCAGGTCTGAACAAATTTGGATTTTCATTTTAGCAACTTTCCTATTTCTTTTACGTTCTGTTTCACCCAAGGGGTGTTAACAATCTTCGTCACCATGTTCCAGTCACCATAATAGCAAATGCTGGTATTTTTGTCAGCATATTGATATCCAGTTCCCTTCGGTTCAGTGAATTCATATTTTCTGGTCATCTCCAAGAGAGATAACGCTATGCTACTGGAACATTCGTCGGCATAAACAAACTCACTGTCCAAAATATCATCCTTTACCGAAAAGAGAATCTTCTTGAGCTTTGTGATTTCCTCAAACCAACATCGCCCAGCAAATGACGTGGTTGGTATCTGCACGAACCAGTCATCAAGCTGTCTATAGTAATCAGGCGTTGCTGACCCCACAAGAAGTTCTTTGAGAAATCTCATGACGCGGAGGTGTTCAATGTATTTTTGTTTAGTCTTGTGATTCCAGTGAAGATTATAATCAAGCATCTTACAGTGGGCGGCAACCTCATGGTCATATAGATTTTCGAACACGGGTTCTTTGAGGAAAATCGTGGAGGGTTTCAGCCATACAGCAAAGGTACTTATTGCTTTCTTCGCTGTTTCTGTGACAACACAGTTCAGACGTTCAAGCTCGGAAAGTACTTTGTCTGAACAGTCTTTCGATTTGGTTAGATAAACGCTTGAGTATGAATAGAATCCACCATTAGCCCTCAGACTACGTACCAATAGAATCCACTCTTTTTCGTTGGTACTATCCAGAGTTCCCAGTATTGTTACACTTTGTTTCATAAGCTTTCCTTATCTGCTCAATCCCTTGGTTCATTCTCTTCTTTGCTGGTGGGTTGGCAGAATGCACAGTTATTTTTGGTGGTGTGAAATCGTTCAGCACCACTTGTTCTTCAATCCACAACACAACATCATATCCCGTTCCAATCACATCATCATTACCCAAGTCATGGTCAAGAGACACATGTGTAACCAGACCACTCTCTAAGAGTGCTATGGTTTGTGTTGGGTCATATGTACGATACCATCCATCAGGCGTGGCTCGTTCGTCATCAAGATATACTTTCATATTTATTACCGAAGTTACGTTTAATGTGTCAATAAAAAGGTGACGCTGGGGTGAACAAAAAATACATAAAAAATGATGATGACTTGCACCACCGCCAAGTTCTTTTGTGCGTCCATTCTAAATCTCCTTAAAACATTTAAAAGAGGCGCGTATCAAATCTTCAGTGTTTCCCTTGTATCTCATTGCCGCAGGTGATACGCTCAAGACTGTCGGAACAACGAAACCACCGTACTTGGGTGCAATCACTGTTGCATTCTTGGTGGTGATTCCGTTGAAGTGTCCAGTCAATTCTTGCATAACTACATTACCTAATGCAAGCATTTTTTTCGGTTGCATTGCAGAAAGATAATCCATCACCCACCTACGACATATTTCACGATGCATCTGTGATGGTATTGTTGGACGTTTTTTCCCACTTCGACCACTCTTTGGTGTCCTACATTGCACCGTATAAATCTGCATAAATTGTTCTTCTTTTAAATTGTATTCACCCGCCATCTTCCAAAATACGTTCATGTGATGTACGCTAATCGCCGCTGGTTGCTCCATGAACAACACATACGGAGCATTGTGGTACCAGATAGGAGGTTTGTGACCATTGGTGTTGAGGTTACATTGCTTACAGTTTGAACACTTACCGTGAAGCTCCTTCAACTTCTCAACATCCATCAATCCCACCAGTGGAACAGGTACTTATTGATAATCTTGGTAGCGTACTCAAGGTCTTGCTTCTGCATATAACCTGCATGTTTGTAGAGTCTACTGGTAGTACTACGTTCTGCTTTGATTTCCTTTTCAGTGTTGGCATTTGGTCTACTGAAAATACATTCAGACATACCACGCTCATCTCTTTCGCCAAATGCCATGTTAAGTTTGCCATACTTCTTGTTATGATTAATGAAAGCATTGTCAATGTAATCATCTTCGAGAAGGCGATTGAGTGCCAAGACAGCCTTATGTATATTGTCAGCATCACGCCAACCATAGAGATGATGACCATTGCGGATAGAAACTTCCATGCTCCCAAGTTTCTTGATGTTCATCTCCAACCAGTAACGCCAATCCCAATCACGGTCATTCCAAATCAGAGGAAACCAACGCCAAAGGTTCTGTACACCATACTTGACCTTGTAGTACATGGTTCTTGGATTCCACCAACCCCACGTGAACCTACCGTATACGTAGTTGTATGGTTTCTCGAAGAAGGTATCTTCGATAAGTTTTTCAAACCAATCCACCACCTTATCAATAGGTCTTTCCCTCATCAGCTTCTTCATCAATTTTGACATGACCACTCCTTACTCAGTAAGTAATTCTGGTTCAGAAACAACATCCTCATCACGTGACATGACAATTTGGTACTCATTCATTGACACAAACTTCCAGCCTTCGGCGGCACGTGCTTCCAATTCTGCCTTACACGCTCCATAGTTACGTGGTATCTCAAATACCAAATATTTAGTTATCATTCTTTCTCTCCCTGTGAATAGGCGTCAGGGTGACAAAATCAAGTCCAACATGTAACTTGAATTTTGCTTCTGTTCCATAGGTATCAACAACTTTCACCATATCACGATATAATTCGCCCACTGTCGTAGTCTGTTCAATTCTAATTCTTGTTTGTTTCATTGTTATACTCCACTTTCACCCGTAGGGCTTTTTTTATAAACTCTTCGATTACGGATTGTCTCGTTACCCCTTCAATTTTGTAAACAGTTGCACCATGAACCATTATCAGGGTGCTCGGTAGAATTTTTACCTTGTTGGTGATTACGAAACCATAGTTCTTATCATTATCCACACTATAGTATGGAATGTCAACCCCATTTATATTAGAAAGTTCTCTTGACCATTTTCTGAAGTGTGAGTCAAGGAATTTGCACGGGCCACACCAACCAGCCCAAACCTTTACAACAGCAATTCTTTCTCTGGTCAAAACTTCTTTATAGGTTGCATCACTTAAATGTTCAATCAATCTCTTCTCCTTCTGGTTCCCGTTGGCTGTGCCGCATCTTGATGTTCTTCTTCTGTAGAATACATGGCTCTATCATCACCGGAAATCTCAACGTCCTGTCTCCACTCATCCAATTCGCCTGAACAGTACATCTTCATGGAACGGGCATCATAATAAAACTTGTCCATTTCTCCCACTCTGCCGCCCAGACGATTCTTGACAATCTTATAGTGAACTTCGTTGTTGTATGTCATGCCGTCACTATTGGTACCCATAATCATCATAAAGTCGGCTGTTGCGGGAACACCCATTGATTCAGCGATAGAGTTGAAATCAACCTCAGAAAAGCTCATGAACGTGCCTTCACGGTTCAACTGGCTAACTGAAATCATTGGAATGTCAAATTCGAAACCCATTGCGCGGGTTTCTTCTGCAATACTCTTAACTGGTGCATATGTACCGTTCGACTTTGACACCTCTGTGCTCGACATGAGGTTGAGGTAATCGAAGTAGAATGCATCCACCTCAATATCTCGCATTTTAAGCTCACGCAACCACACCCTAAAGTCATCAACGTTACCCTTACCAGTGGGGAAGGATTTGATGTAGAGGTTGCCACGGGTCGGCAAGTCCTGTAATACACGGAGTCTTGTAACAAGGTCACGCTTCAGTCTGTCGTTGAAATAGAAGCGGTTGATGTCCAACAGTGAATAGATACCATCAAATCGCTGTGCAAACATATCCTCACTCATCTCTAGTGTAGCCAGAGCAATATTGTGACCATTCATAACTTGCCTAGAAATCATGTTCGCCATGACATTAGACTTGAAACCATGAATCTTTGCCACAAAGACGCTCAGGGTCTTTGGTGGAAATCCACCATTAATAAATTCATCAAATACGGGAAATCCGGTTTTCAGGCGCATTGAGTCATCGGTCATCATTCGAGTTAAACGTTCACCCAAATCACCGAAATAATCAAGTCCAATATCAACATTGAGGGTCTTACACAGAGCATCATCAACCAGTTTACGAACCTCATAGGAACTCTCACCGGAATCAATGATATCAACAGAGTCACGCACGGCCTGTTTGATAGCCTTGTCTTTAAGATAGGCATCAGTCTGACTTTTCAGCCAATCATAATGCCTATTAATATCCAAATCCATACTTTCAATCTCTTGAAAATATTCTTGGACGGCTTCTCTTGTGTCTGCGGGAATGTTGTTTAATAGAATTTGCCTGTCAGGAATCTCATTGAACTCATCAAAATATTGTTTGGTGAATGCAAAAATTTCCTGAACTTCTGGGCTATTGAAATATTCTCTTTCAAACACATTACTTACTAAAACCACAAAATCTTTTTGCTGAGTCAGACCTTTCACAATACACTGTTCGAGATATTGTGGCTCAGTCGTTAATCCGTTACCTTCTGCCATAATCCTCCCTACACGACTTAATATCCCACATCATAACAGATTATTTATCATCCGTCAATTGGCGTGTAACTTTTACACACTATAATTTTCACGTTTGCATTCTGTTTACACGTCTTTGTGCAGCAGATACACATAGAATTAAATTTCTTTTTCTTTTTTTTCATATTATCCTCTTAAAATGCTATCTTACACTAATAAATACCATACGTAAACGTTTACGTTTCACATTAAATATGGTATCTTAATGGTATGACAAATGATGACCCCAGTGTACTCTTTCACGCACTATCATATGTCGTGCGAAACAATATTTCTGTTTCCACGGACGGTGGTATTCGTGCGTCTGTTAAAAGGTATTTAGGTGTTGGCAACATCCGTATGTCCGATAAGGTGCTAATTGACTGCATTAGACGTAGGCTAGACACCAGCCCATTGAACATTCCACCTGACAAAAAAGAAGAAATTAGCTTGGAAGTTGTGGCCAAATTTGGTGACCAGTTTAACGACATTTTTAAGGGTCACGAGGACATATTCAAAATATGAGCGAAGAAGAAAGGTTGCTGAGAGAACTGATGTTGCATATACGTACCACTGCACTTGATATGGGTGGTAACCACAAATATGCTCTCACAGCAAAAGGACACAAGGTGGTATCGGAAATTAAGGGATACCTCTATGAAAAGGATGGCAAATGAGCGAAGAAAGAAATCATGATGAATTACTCAGTGCGTATAATGAGGGAACAAAAGCCGTACTAGAGAAGATTAGAAGTGAATTGAACGAAGACGTTCTATTCTCACGAATGGAACAAGATTATGATGTGTATGACCTGTTAAACTTCAATGAGTTCAATCTGAAGAGTAGACTTGAAAGACTTGCGTATCACATGAAGGATTTTAAATTAAAATATCTTCAGGAACTTGCGAGGGTTGAACAGGTACAAGACCGTTTGGATAAGGTCATTGGTGAAAAATACCAAGCTCTCAAAAACGGTGAAGTCTCGTTGACCAAAACAGAGATTGAAAAATACTATCTTACAACTGATGTACAGATACTAGGCTTGAAGGGTTTGTTGAGGAAGCAACAGCTACGAGCCGATTACTTTTTTGCTGTCTGGACTGCCTTTGACAAGATGGGTTGGAATATTCGGGCGTACATAGATTTGAACAAGGGCGGGTTTTAATTAGTGGTAAATTTTGAATTACACGACCCACTCCATGTCAGGATTGATACGGAGAACTGGGATTATTTACGTGCCGTAAAAGAACACTTCAATCATTATGTTGAAGGCTATAAGTTTATGCCGCTGTGGAAATCGGGGCAGTGGGATGGCAAAATCTCGTTGCTTAACGCCGAAGACCGCACCATCCCCTTTGGTTTGGTATTAGACCTCATCAAGTTCCACAAAACAGAGTGGTCTGGGCTTCCATATATCATCTCTAATGATGTTAAGGGTCTTTTTCAGGGCATCACACCTAATTACGAACAAGACCTCTTATTCAAGCCGTATGACTATCAGGATGACTGTATTAGTACATGCCTGAAGATATCTAAGGGAATTATCCGTTCGGCTACCGCTTCTGGTAAGTCACTCATGATTTCATATGTGCAACGTGCCCTATTCAATCAAGTCAAAATTAAGAACGGTATCATTGTTGTACCGTCTATCGGCTTGGTGTCACAGTTCTATGATGATATGCAGGACTATGGAATCAACATGAACTATGTAGGACGTGTCGGAGATGATTGGAGAGAGTGGAATAACCCACTGGTCATTAGCACATGGCAATCCCTTATGAACGTACCGGAACACATGACCAGAATGGAATCGGTCATTGTCGATGAGGTTCACGGAGCTAAAGCCAAAGTTCTCGGTGAACTACTGCAACAGGCACCCAATGCTCGTTGGAGATTTGGATTTACCGGAACCATGCCCCACCAAGATTTGGAGTGTCTACAGGTCAAGTCATATTTGGGTCCTGTATTAAGGGAATATGGAAGTGTTGAATTGGCTGAACTTGGATATGTGGCTAAGTGTAAAATTAACATGATTCACATCTCCTATGAGACTCAACCAAAGGCAAAGTTACCTTATAATGAGGTTAAGGATTATGTGTTCAATAACCCATTCCGTATGGGAGTTATCCGTAACATCATAGCAGAGTCAGATGGTTCCGTGCTCCTATTGGTTGGCAAGGTTGAGGATGAGGGAGAGGTACTGAAAAGGATTCTCAAGGAATCCCCAGAACTGGCTGGGTATGAGGTTGAATTTCTGTCTGGTAAGAACAAGGCAAAAGACCGCGAGGCTTGGCGTAAGTACATGGACACCAAGGAGAACGTCTTGCTCATTGCTACCTATGGAATTTTCCAACAGGGAATCAATATCAAATCTTTGAGAAATCTAATCCTAGCCTCTCCTTTCAAGAGTAAGATTAGAGTATTACAATCAATAGGACGTGCCTTGAGGCTTCACGCTGACAAGAAGAATGGTGCGTTGGTTTGGGATATTTGTGATAATGTCAAGTTCTTGGACAAACACGCTGACACTCGTTTAAGACATTACAACATTGAAGGGTTTGATGTGGTTGAACGTTACCTCATGGAAGGGTGTGATATTTTTGAGAGTGACCTATTCATAGTTGAGTAGGTCACTCAATTTTTCTACTCTTTCCACATGGTAATACCTGACATGTTCTTGACCCACTTGCCACCAGTAGTCTTAGCTTTCAGTTGAAACTTGCCGCCTGTATCAGCTATCCAATAGCCCATCTTGTTGAGTTCTTGATACATCTTCTTGCCCCTGCCTGTAAGAACACCTCCACCATCTCTTCCTGATTTCCAAATAGCATCGAAGTAGTCCTTTGCGTCAGCAGGTACCTTGGCATCTGGTGCAACATATGCAGTCTTCATTTCCGGTAGATATTTCTTGACTGTATCGTTAATCATAGTAACCTCAACTTATGTACATGTTCAGTTCAAAGCGATTTCCATCACCGTAGACCTGAGCATGAAGATTTTTGCGCTGCTCTTTGTTATTTTTGTATAACTTGAAATGAAGGCTGTTGGTTTTTCCCCCAGAGGGTTTTCTCGGACCGCGACCAACCACATCATACATCTGTGCACCAATATCTTCTGGTTCGGATTCGTCATCAAGAGTATAGCCGTTCTTCTTGGCAAACCTCTCAATCTCCTGTACCGCTTCGGTATAGGTGCCGTGGTAGATAACGTAATCCTTCTTGCCTTCTCTGAGGTAACCCGCTAGTCGGCTCATTTTAAATTTTCCCCTCATATCCAATCGCATAATCACCCACAATCTCTTCGGCTTCATCGGCGTATTTTTTGTTAACGATAATCAAGGTGCCTTTTTTTGTTTTAATGCGAAAATGTGCGGGTTGTGACATTGAAAAATCAATGGCTTTCTTGGGAAAAACTCCCTCAAGATGTGTACGCATACCCATCATCTCAACACCACTCTTGATAATTTTTACAATCTTTGCAATATCGGCATCAACTGCCTCATTTAACACCATATCAATCTTTTCTGTGATATCCATTAGTATGCACCCCCAAAGGCTTGACCCTTTTCTTTACCAAGCTTATTTTCAGCATCAGCCCACATTTGCTTGAGAAGTTGATACCTGAATTGTCCAAGTTCATATGGCATACTACCCATCAGCTTGTGAATTTCGTTGAGGTGTTCAAACACCTTAACAGTCTTGCTGTAGCCGCCAGCCGCTTTGTCAAGCAACTTTGCGCCTTCTATCGCCGCACCTGAATGGTCATTGCGGTCAGTCATTTTTGCTATTTTGTTGACTGCCCTGATAAATTCGGAATCAGTGACACCTTCTGTCAAATATTCTTTGATACTCATGATTACCCCTTGATAGTAAAAACGGTTGTGGTGCCCTTGGACTTCTGTTCAAACTCCATACCCAATGTATCAGAAATATCAACTAATGCAAGGGTAAAATCAGTATTATTGGGATATTCGAACGTGGTACCGTTTTTTGTGTCGTTTATTTTAACATCCAGCTTCATGTTCTTTATATTAATCTTCATTGACTTGCCACCAATAATAGCTTTTGTAATGTTTCGTCTATCGGCTGGTGCTAAGTCTGCTTCATAAAGGTGTGCATCAATTTTTGAAAGAATGTCCATTTCACTAACCTCTTTTTGTTCCGGTTCTGGTGCTGATTCTTCGGAGTCTTTTCCTAGCTTTGCGTTCTGGTCACCATCGGCTTGCTTACGGAGTGCTTCCTTATCTTTCTGTAGTTTGTCAGACCCTCGTGGTGTGGTGTGTGCCCAAAATCTTTCGCCAAAAAGGTTCACCATACTGTCCAGTGTTTCGGAGTAGTTTTTCTGTGAACCCATACCAGTGCTGTTCTCAAACTCGTTCCAGTTCCACTCTTCGGTAGAAGGGGCATACCTCTTGGTTGCACCTGTCAAACGATTAGGAACCATCTCAGGAACATACTTGTCACCAAAGACACCTGTACCAGTAGGAAGGTCATCATCCCCTGATATACCTGTGCCGTCACTAGGGTATCCACCTGTGCTTGTCTCTTCCTTTAGATATTTATCAATGTCCACTAATCAATCTCCACAAATGTGCAAGTTTTGCCTTCAAGAACAACTTCCTTTTGGAAAGGATGAGATGCCCTACCGGGTTTGTCATGTCTAGGGTAATATGTAATCAGTGATAATGTGTTCCTGTCATCTACAGCCGCAATGAATGCTTGGTGCTGTTTCCTTGACCAGAACGATATATGCTCACCAACATGCTTCTTCATCTTAATGAACTTATCAATAGCAGATGTGAATAGTTCCTTCATCTCTGCTGGTGATAGTGTGTTACGCTCTTTGATTCGGTCATGACCATGACGTGTATCAACGAGAACAACGCCTTTATGCTTCAGCATAACGCGCCTCTCTACGTCCAATACATCTTCACCAAATGCTTCTTTGAGGTAACCTTCAAATCTCATATCAATCGGTTTCTTCTTTGGCTTTCCATTCTTTGTCTACTTCATCATAGAACTTTTTCTTCTGGTCACCTTCAAGCTCTTTCTGAGATTTTACCCCAAACTTCTTCAGCTTCTTATTAAAGAACTTCTGATACTCGGTTTCTTCGCCAAGATATTTGCTCAATCGACTCATCTATTTTCTCCGTTATTATTTATATGATGCCTTCAGCATTTTGTTAAGTTCCTTCTTAATCTCTTTGGCTTTAACCCCTCTCCAACTCTGTGCGTTTGCCAAGAAATATGCAATCACAGATGAACCGGAATCATAATAGAATTTATCTTTTATAGAATCAAGGCTATGCATGGCGTCCAGATACGGTTTTGCTGCATAGTTAACCTTTGCCCAGTCCTTTTGTATTTCTCCCGCGATTGTATAGATACTTCTATCACCTTCGCTAACGACATCTTCTGTATATCTTTTTACCATCTCATCAATTTTGGACATTGAATTTCTCCGATTGATGCCTATAGCATCCTAATGTATTTTCCAAACTATCATTATATCTCAAAGCTTTCTCAAGATTGCTAGTCATCATTTCCAGATTACCAAGGTGTCCAGCATGAAGCTCATTGTTGAACTCGCCGTACACTGGTCTGGTCGGTGCAGGACATGCCTTGTGCAATTCAACCTTCGTTATTTTGAGCATTGGTTCTGGTGGTGGTTTCGCACAACCACTAATCACCAAAGAGAATATTAAAATAGTCAATATATTCTTTGCTAGTTTCTTCATCAACAACTACCCCCTTCTCCACATATTGAATAACTGGAACTTCTTTTATCTTGGTAATCACTGGTCTGTTTTTATACTTACGTTCCCAAGTAACCGCAGTTTTCTGTTCAGCTTTAACTTGGTCTTGAAGTCCTACTATGATTGTATTTAGGCTATCAATGCTACCATTTTGTTCTTCAATGGAAACCAAAAGTGTGTTCTCGTTAACCTTACATGTCTTGAAATTCGACTCTACCCTGACAATATCAGCCCGTAGGTCTACAATGTCACCTTTGAGTACGTTAATATTTATCCACATACCGCCCATTGCAACGCCCATGACCACAAGTGCAATTATCCAAGGACGTTTAAGTACTCCACCCAATAATGTAATCCACATATTAATGTCTCCTTATATTCTTGGTGCGGGGTCTTCTTCGCGTTCATGTTCAATTGTTATTTCTGAGTCACCTGTTTTGGTGTTGATGTTGCCAAAGAAGGTAGCTTTCTTCATCAGGTTATATGTAGCTGTGATGTAGAGCATCTGTAGGTGGGATGGTTGAATGTCACCTGTTCCCGCAGTCCATACATATACGGCGATACCAAAGACAATCCAGAAAGAGACACGACCAAGGGAAGCTCGTTTATATTCACCCTTATCATTCCTCTCTGACACCAGAGGTAATAGAAAATCCCAAACCTTTGTAATTGCGCCCATGTACTACTCCCGTTTAATGTTCTAGGAGTATTTATAAAAAAATAGGGGTGACTGTCTTTCGACAACCACCCCATTGCAAAGGAGAAACTTTGTGTATCTATTGGAGAACTTTTATCTTTGAATCTTCTTCTGGTTTTTTGGGAATCGTGGTCCACTCATTATCGGTGTCACTCAGGTCAAGTGTTTCCCCGATATCCTCCTCCTCCTCATCTTCCTCGAAGGTGAAGTCAGGTTGACCCTCATCAATCACCAACCCAAGTGCGGCGTAACAAGATTCGAGTTCGGTTGCCAAACACAATTCACACCTTTCCATGTCGGCAATGTCATCTTCTGTATGAAACTTCAGAAGCTCCTCTCTTACCGTGGCTTCGTCCATTTGATGAGGGTCTTCAACGGCGTCCATAGGTCGTACTCCTGTGGCGTCACCAGTTGGGGATAAGAGTTGCCCACCACGGACGCTATTTGCGCCCTGACCCCCTTTCGCCGCTTTCTTGGTGTGTGCTGGACGTTTACTGAATATCCTTCTCGGAGTTCTAATCCTCGGAGTAAACATGGCAACGAATTCCTTCTCGTTCAGGGTTGAGGTGTAGTCAACCTTGAACCGGACTTTCTC